CTATTTGCCCACTTCCCTCAATGCCTTGGGGGGATCCCCTACATCATCGGTGGGATTTTTGGTGGGATTTGCTGCTTCCATCGCTGCACGCACGTCTTCGACCATGGCGTGAGCATACTTCTCTGTCGTGGTCAGCCGCTCGTGTCCAAGCATGTTCTGCACCACCTTGATATTGGACGCCCTGAGCGTCCTCGTGGCCATGGTGTGCCGTGTGTCGTGGAACCGGAAGTTCTCGACCCCTGCGCCCTTTGTGGCCCTTCTGAGCGCCGTTCTGAGGCCCGCATCCGTGATGGGGTATCGGGCGCCGCGTATCCTCTCAGCGCCTTTGCGCTTGCTCACCCGGGCAGCGACGTATGTGAATACGCTCGTCGGGTGATGGCCCTGCTGTGACCATAGCAGCTTAAACAGGGTCGTGGTCATCGGTATGATGCGCGCCTTGCCGCCCTTGCCGATCACGGTGAACTGCTTGTTCCCGAAATCCACACGCTGCCATTCCAGCCCTACAATCTCCATCCGCCGGCAACCACTGGCAAAGGCGAACGCCACGGCGTCGTCATACCCGCGCTCGAGCTGGTCCATGATGCCGGTTTCCTCGTCCCGGGTCGCCTCGCGTATCCGTTCCCGGGGCTCTGGCAAGAGATGCGTGCGCCAGGTCACGTCTCCCACCTTCACCTTCCACACCTTTGCCGCGCGCGTCATGATCTTGCGCAACGGCTCCGTCATGGTTCGATTGACCGTGGCAGGGCCGATGCGTTTGGGCGGCGGTGCGTCTTTCTTGGGCTTGCGATTTGTAGGTTTGTGCTCGGCCCTGCGGCGCGCGACCAACTCAGCCACTACGGAATCATCGATACGGGATAGCGGCGTGGAATTCCCGATAGCCGCTTGGAGCCATCCCAGAGATTTCCATGTCGTGGCGGCATTGGCATGATGCTCACCCACTTCCGCCCAATAGCGAGAGGCGGCAACGCCAAATGGCATATCGCCGCCTCGGGTCGTTTGGCTCTGGGAGTGCTCGGCTTTGACCTGGGCCTTTATCCGGCGTTCTTCGACTTCCGCGTCTCGCCTGTTTTTTGCGGATAGGGTGCCCGAAAATCGACCACGTTTGTATTGGAAATCGTAGGAGTACGTCTCGGCGCCCGGGCGTTTGTAGACCGACATAGGAGCTTCTTTCGCTCTGCCTTGAATGCTTCGATATCATCGGGATCATACCGGGCCGCGCGGCGCTTGCCCCTCCCAATGTTGATGAAGGGAATGGCGCCGTCTTCGGTCAGGTCACGCAACTGTCGATCCGAGATTCCAAGTTCGGCGCGAACCTGTGCTGGTGTCAAGAGGCCCATCACCGTTCCCCTTGTGACTTGCGGAGGGCGGCTTTTGGGTAGAGTTGATCTTTAATGACGAGCGGACCTGACCCATCAATAAATAGGTCTTGTGCGTAAAAGACCCCACTTTCGCCCGTCTCTACGGCTAGAAAAGCATCTTGTTTAAAACTTATCCGGCGCATTAGCATGATGCCGAACTGCCTAGCGCTACCGCGCATTTTTACGTTCAAGAATGCTATGCCTTTGCCAGCCTCTTTCCTCCGAATGGCCCCGCTCGGCAGAACCTCGGCATTGATCACAACCAAATCGCCGTCCGCTAAGGTTTCGAGAAGCCATCTCCTGAACTTATTCATTCTCATGCTCCCCGATCTTTGCTCGAAGCTGCGAAGGCACGGCGATCATTTGAAAGCCCTGCGGCTTTACCTCAACCACATAGCGGAGCTTGCCCGCTGTCGTGTAGTAGGCAGAGACAATCACACCGTCCCACTGAGCCTCGCCGGTGAACTTCTCGACGGGCTGGCCATATGAATATTCGGCTTCGGCTGGCCACGCCGAATCTTCATCACGACCTTGATTGCGGGCGGTGAGGAGGGCGCGGGCGAACGACTGCGCAAGCACATGTTCTGCGTCTGCATCGATCGGCGTGGGTATGAGCCATTCGACGTACTTCATCGCTTCGATTTCGGCTTGCATCCAGATATCGTCTGGGCACCACTCTGGCTTACTCATGACTGCCCTCCCTGTTTGGCTGGCAGAGCGGCGAGGGCGGTGCGGGCGATGTTTCGCATAGATAATTCGGAATTAGTTGAGGGAACGGGGTCACCGTCATCAAGGTCGCGAATTTTTTCCAGCGCCTCCGATAGTGTTGTGTTGAGGGCTTCGGCGGCAGCGCGTGCTCCCATCTCTTTCCTATGGGCTGATTTCCAGTCTTTCAAATCTTCGTGTCGCCGTGTTAACTCCCGCTCCAACCGCTCTGCTCTTTCGTTGGCTGCGGTGATAGCTTTCTGGGCATCTTCGAGAGTGACGAGGGGTTCGCGGCATCCATGCACAGGAACTAATGCAAGAGCGTCGATGTGGCCGTCTTGTGCTTTGTGGCCATATCCCACCACCTCCATCTGCTCCCCGCTGGCAACCGGTGCATCATAGACGCGATACCCAACAACGTCGCGTGTATCCATGTCGAACAGGATTGCCACCAGCCCATCAATCTCTCGCACTACGGTTGGGCCGTCCTGATTGACGAACTCGGTAAATCCCGCTTCGTCGTTGCGCGTTTCGATATGTCTTGGCTCCCCGCTGGTAGGGGTTGGGGGTTGGGTGGCCAGAACCAAATTCACGCCCAGCGCCTTTGCCGCATCAGTCGCGCAATCCGGGCATAGCAGCCCACCATATTGGTGTTCTGGATAATCGCCCAGCGTCTCAGGCTTAGGAGCGATCTTGGTCCATAGGTCGTTCGGTACGCTGTAGACGGCGGTGTAGCGACGGTGGCACTTGTCGCACTGGTCTCCGTTCGCTTCTGGCTTGGTGGAGAGGGCGTCTGGTGGCCCATCGCGACCGATTTCCTTGAACGGGTCAGACAGCGCATAGAGCGGGATGGCGAAATATTCCTCGCTGTTCTCAAGCGGGTCCATTTCGAGGGTCCAGTTTTCCTCGTTCAGCGCACGATGACCATTGAGCCAGCCATATGGGCCGTGAAGTTCGACGGGGGCAACTTGCTGGGCGCGACGCTGCCTCAATTCCTGCACGACCTGTGCGACTTCTCCCGCCATGATCGGTACGCAAGGCATTCCGGCCCCGACCATCTCGGCAAGGCGTTCGTCGCTTACGGTTGGTTTTGTCATGTCGTCACCTTCCTGCGCAGATCATTGCGCCCTTGAATTTTTCGGACGCCCTTCGGCCCCCATGCATCTGGTCTGGTCGGTATCTCGGCCCGCTCGCCCTTGGGCTTTCGTGGCTTCGCGGGGCGCTCGCTGGATGGCTTGGGCTTATCGAGGGGCACTGGGATAGTCCCTGACAGCGTTAGCCGCCTGATGGTCCTCTGTAGCCCTCGCAGCAGCGTCTTGTAGAGCGACGCTTCGTCCAAGCCCGTCTTGTGCTGATCCAATGCGGTGTGGCATGCGAAACACGCATGAACGGCACTGGTGTCGTCGGCCTTGATGCCCCGCCCGAACGTTTCGTCATGCAGATGCGCAAGCACGGTTGTCTCGGCATCATAGGTACAGATATCAGGGAAGTTCAGGACACAGCGCTGGCCCCGCGCGGCATCGCGCAGCTTCTTGGAGCGGATGGGTTCGCGGCGGAAGTCTGGCTCGATCATACCGCGTTCATTCCCGCCTGAGTTGCGCGAAACACGGGACCATCGTCCAGAACGTCCGCAAACGCATACTTCTTGCGCACCAGGCTCCGCAGGTTCTTCTCCACCTCAATGCCCAGTTCACTTGCTGCTGCATCCCCAAGGCAGATAGAGCCGCGAGATACGAGGACGGTGAGGGGGTGGTGTTCGGCTGGGGTCAAGCGTCTCATCGATCGTTCGCCCCCTTTACAGGAAAGAAGTCGTCAGCGGCGACGATTGCGTCCCCGAGGCAATAGGCCAGTGTCTCGCTGACCTTCTGGATAGGCTGGCGGCTGTATTGGAGCGAAAGATGGGCGGCAGCCGTCAGTAGCGCCATGATGGCGTCTGCGGGGTCTTCACCGGCGGATTGGCACACGGCCTTTGCCGCCGCCTCGATGGCGAGAACACGGCGCTGCGGATCGTTCGGGACTTTGCCCTTAATGATGATCTCAACCATTCGCGGCCTCCTGAGCGATCAGGGCCTTGAGCATGGCAGCGAGGACGGCGAGTGGGAGCGTCGGCGCTTCGCCGCTGGCATATCCGCTGTCGAGGTCGGCATCGTCCTCGGCTACGAAAAATTGATAGCCGCCAGAATTAAAAACCTCACCATCCGGGAACTTCTGGTGGCCGTGTGTCCAACCCGGCAGCACCCGCTCTACAAGAGCAAGGGCGGCGTCGATTGAGGCGGTCGAGTTTGGCGGCAGAGGCAAAGACGGGCCATCGTTAGAGAACCAAACGGTGAATGCGCCATTCTCACTGCGGACAACTCGCTCAATACGATCTTCTGGCCAGAACCCGGTCACATAGGCGATCTCGACCTCAAGATTGTAGTTAGGCCCGGTCGCCTTCTCCACGCGCTCAAGCAGCGCTTCCAGCTTCGACTTACCCATGGTGCAATTCGCTCCTGAGCTTCGCCGTGCACGCCGCCCTGGCGTCGTGCTTCACGGGCGGGTGCCAATCGATCCCGAGACTGGCCGCAAGGTCGGAATGGACGATCTCCGACAGGCGGGACCGCTCGCGTTCTGTGGACTGCTTGCGCTTCGACTTGATGGTGATGCGGGTATTCAGAACGTCGATGCGGTTCTCACGCTTCCACTGGCAAAGGCGGCGCCATTCGAGCCAGCTTTCGATGGCGGTGCGGATATATCGGGGGATGCTCATGATGCACCTGTGAACATCAGGGCGCTCATCCAAACCGTTGCGGCACCGATGGCCGCCGGCAGCAGGCGAAACATAAACCCGTTGATGATCCCGGCGGCGCTTGTCATCGCCGCTATGATCAGCAGCGTTGTGCCGGAAAGAGCGAGGAAATGCGGGGCATATTCAATCATGTCATTGCGTCCTCATAAACGGCCACTGGGGGCGACGGGCGCCAGTCCAGTGACTTGTCCTCGGGGATGGTCAGCTCAACGCCCTGGGTGCTGAACTCGCGATGCACGGCGTCCAGATAGGCCGATAGCTGCTTGGTGTTCATCTTGGAGGTGATGGGCCAGTCAAACGGCGCTTTCATCAGGGCCAGCTTGAACGGGTAGGGCGCCGGGCGGACCTTGTCGTCATAGGCTTGGCGGAAGTCCTCATCGGCCTCGCGCAAGATCGGAACGCCGTGGTGCAGCTTACAATGCGCCCGTGCGTCCTCGGTGCTCTCAAATGATCCGGGAAGCTGCTCGGCAATCTCGCCGTACCATTTGAATGCAAGTTTGTTCTGAGCGATCGACCGACGCCCGCCCTTCGATATGCTCACGGTGAACGGCGGCTCCTGACGCTCGATGAAAGCAATGAGGCGCTTGTGCACGAACTCGTCCTCTACGATGCGCTGTACCATGTGATCCTCCTGCGCATCGGGGGCGACGTTTCCGCCGACCCCCGCCCTGCGCTGGTTAAGCTGCGATCTTTGCGTCCGGCAGGTTTACCGACCGCGCGAATTCATAGAAGGTTGAGGCATGGCGCTCACAATCGGCCGCCATGCCGGGGTAGCGGTAAGCCCGCATGATCTGGGGAGGCTTGACGGTGTAGGTCTTGGCCTCGGTTTCCTTGATCTCGAAGATGTTCCAGACGAACACATCGGCGCCGAACAACTCGAGATAGAAGCGCCATTGGCATCCGTCCAAATACCGCTCCGGATCAAACCGGCTCGTGGTCTTGTGGTCGGTGATGATCGCGCCTTCGATCCCGTCCACCTGTCCGGTGACGGTGAGCGGCCCATACTGCCCATAGCCGCGAAGCTCACGAATGGACGGCAGAGATAGCTCAGCATCGGGTAAATGGAATTTGTAGCCATTGGCCTCCAGAACTTCGTAATCGCCGTCCTGAGCTATCTCTAGGGCCTTGTGGAATGCTGTGCCGGCACTCATCTGCTCTGTCGGCTCATCGACGGTGAGGAACCGTATGTGGTCCTCAAGCGTCGGCTCCTCCTGCCCATCGAACAGCGGCTTCCAATTCAACCACTGGCGATGGGCTTCAACATTGCTTACACGTGCCAACATCAAGCGGCCTCGGTTTCCTTGGCCACATAGGTGCCGGTTGCCTTGTCGCCGGTCAGGCCAATGTCGGTTGCCCGAGCATGCAGCAATGTGATGCACGACTTGCCGGCAAGCTTGGCGCGATCTATCAGCGCATTGATGCCGTCGGCGTCCTTGACGTTCGGAAGGTTGGTGCGGAACCATTCCTGTTCGGCCACGACATGCTGTTGCTCGGCGGATAGCTCATTGAGCTTGGCCTTGGTCTGCTCGATTACGGACGCCAGCAAAGTGCCGAAAGCGGGATCATCGACATTCGGAACCGAGATTGGCGGCAACTGGCCGGGGTTTTTGCCGAACGCCGCATCCGTGGGGGAGAAGCGCAACCAGCGCTGCCCGTTGTCGATCACGAGACGCCCCATAGCATCTGCGGCCTTGTAGATTTCATTCTTCGATCCGCCCTGCACATCAAGGCGCTCGATTACGTCATCGCCGCTGCGCTGTTCGTCCATGTGAGCAACCAGCACCACGTCCTTGCCAAAGCTGTTGAGGAGCTTCAGGAACGACACAAAGCGGGACTTGAGCTCGCCATAGCCCTGAAGCGTCAACGCGCCTCCACGGCCATGCTTGGGGTTCTTGGCGATGATATCGACGGTGAGCGAATCCAGCGCACGACCGGCTGTGTCCACGATGACGGTCTTGAACGGCGCCAAGTCCTCGGCGGTGATGCCTGCGATGTCGCTCCAGCCTTCGACGCGCACAATGTCCTTGCGGTTGGCGGCACGGTGACTGCCTTGGTCGAAGTCGAGCAGGAGCGGATCGTCCGCGGTAAATGCAAGGCTGGTCTTGCCCAACCCTGGCGGGCCATACACCACGAGGTTGAGGCGTTCGACGTTGATGGGATCTGATGATCGTGTGATTTTCAAAGGCATCGGTATTCTCCGTGGTTGTGCGGCCTATGCCGCATGATCGATTGGGAAGGGCAGGCGCTCTGCAAAGCTGTCTCGCCATGCCAAGTGCATCGCGGCACCCTTTCGCAGCCGTGCGGCCTCCTGTGCGTCTCCATCGGCCTCGTATTTGTCAGCCGTGGCATTGAGCCCAGCAGCGGCGCGCTCACAGGCATCGCGGCATGCTTGGGGGTCGAGAAATCTGGCACTCATGCGACTTTCCTTTCGCGTATCAACTTCTGTTCCAGCTCGATTGCTGTGTTTATGTCTGAGGTAGGCGGGCCGTATCCGGCGCGCTTGTTCTCGATTGCTTCGTCAATCAGGGCCTTGAGCGCTTCCAGATCACCGGCATCGGATAGGGCGCGGGCCTTCTGGTCGAAAAAGCAGAGGAAGGGATCGGTCATGCCGCCACCTTTGCCGTGCTGCGTTTGGCCTCGCGCATCAGCACCTTTTCAGCGACTGACAAATGGCCAGCCTCTTGGTTGCAATCGGGGCACGACAGAACGAGGTTCGAGACGTGGTTCGGACCGCCATGGGCAACAGCAACCAAATGCTCGATGGTGATCTCTCGGCTATCGGCGTCGAGAAATCCGTTCTCGCAAAACCAGCATTCAAGCCCGTCGCGCTCTGCCAGGGTTTCGATCTGGTGGCGCAGCTTGCGGCGTGCCTTCTGGTCTGGCGACAGCGGGATATTCTTGCCGTCGAGATAGGCGGACCGAATGCGGTCAATGCCCTCGGGCCAGGTTTGCGCGCCCTTCTTGTTCTGATAGACTACGAACACCCCGTCAGCGGTATCGACGCGCAGGATTTCATAGGGGTTCGTTGGCGACTGGATCACCGCGCCACGCGCGACCAGCCAATCCCTGAATTTCTCCATCTCGAAGCGCTTGCGGGCCATCATAGCCACCCCAGCGACTGAGCGATCGTTTCCCCATGCCTCGCGATGAAAGCAAACCACAGGCTTCCCAACACCGCAGGGACGCATAGAGCGGCAGTCGTGAGGTGGGGGTGGCTACGCATTGGAACCTCCGGTGGCTTTGGCGATGGCTTCACGTGCCTCTGCCATATCCTCCGGCTCACCATCCCATTCGTGGACGATGCGCTTAAGAGCCTTGAGCATGTCGGGGGCGGCAGATATTAAATGGGCGTCAGCTAGACTCTGTTCGTCCGGGCCATCACCGTCCCCGTCAAATATCGCTAGGACGCGATTGGTCGGCATCCCGGCCTGAACGAGCAATTCTCCTTCGTTGTACTTTGACCACTTCGCTGTCCACTCGCCCGGCGTATGCTTCACTATCTCTGTCATTGTCGCTACTCCGGTTGGGTTTGAGAGGGGGATGCGGCGTCGATCAGATTGTGCCAGTCGTCAAAGCCCTGATCCTTCGCGTATATGCGGCTGGGCATTGAGTTCAGACCCAGCCGATCAACCGCTTGCCACTGGCATGCACGGGCGTCTGCGATCTCCCGCTCAAGCTCTTCCCGGTTAGTGCGTCCGGTATCGGGATCGATCTCATCAATGCCGTGAATGATGCAGCGTGCAGCGCGCGCCGATAGCTCGTTGCACTCTTCGATCAGCTTGCCGAGGATCGCTAGACGGTGCATGTCCTGCTCTCGAAGCCATGGGGAAATTTGACCTTCGGCCATCTGGCCCTCCTGTGAATTTGTGGGGCGGTGATACCTGGGCGCCCAGCCCGCTCGTTGTGGAGATTGGCCCCCAGCCCCGCATTCGTTCCGGTGCGGTGTCCGGTGCCCACTGACGGGCTATTCAGCAGCGACGGCAAAAGCCGCGCGTTCGTTGCGGGACTGGCGAACAAGCGCCTCGTGAATGTCCATCTGATTGGCGCACCAGCGCATGATCCAGGCTTTCGCCTTGCGGATTGCAGCCGGATCAATGGTCGTGATAACCTCGCGATAGGGCTTGCCGCCGATGATTTGCTCCTGCCCGACGCGCTTGGTCTTGCCCACGATGCGCAGGTTGAAATCAAACCGCTCGTCGCACTCGATGCGCCAAATCTGCGGCTTGCATCCGGGGAAAGAGGCAACGGCACTGGCAATGCCGCCCTGAATGGTTCCATCGAGGTCGTTGCCCTCAAGGCCCAATTCCAGCTTGATCTCGGCAACGCTGATCGGTGTGTCGCCATCACTCAAAAGATATGCGGGCATGGTCGTCTTTGCCTCCGGTGAGGATGGGGGTTAGGCGGCCTTCACGGCGCGAAGGTGCGGCGCGTTGGCGTTGAAAACGGCTCTTGAAAACCCCATGGGGGGGGCGCTGCGAAAGTCTGCGCGTCCATCGCCGGGGGTTGCTTTGTGGATGCGGTCGTCTGGCTCGCCGAGCCAAGGAGCCGGGCACTTCTCCGGCATTACAAAGCCGTTGTAGGCCCACACGCAGGTCTTCTTGCTGTAGTTGTCGTCTTCGCAGAGAGCCGCGTAATCGCTTGGATCGAAATAGTGGTCAGGCTTCCCGGTGTGGGGTATGCTCGACAGGACACCGACAGGGTTCTCGCTAAACGAGGGAGCGCCGGACCACTTCAGAACCTGCCGGCCAGCCTCGAACATCTCCAAGGCGTCGCGGAGCATGTATCCGCCCTTCTTGGCGAAGTCCCGAGCGCCTGAACCGGCGACATTGGTGCAAGGCGTCCAAGCGGCCCCGAATACAATCTCGACGCCAGCCGGGGGAGCCCAAGTCCGGACATCACCCCAGACGTAGTGGATGCGACCAGCACCAACCTGCTCAACACGATCACGGCGAATGGAGTGCTCGATATCGACACAGAAGCATTCATAACCAGCCTCGGCCCATGGGCGAACAAAGTTGCCAGTCAGATCGCAGAGGGAAACAACAGCCCGTGTCATGCCGCACCTGCCGCAATCTCACGAGCCATGCCGATGGACGGGCAGACGCGAACCAGCTTGTCGGACGCATAGACGTAGAAATCGTCGCCATGGCTTTCCGTGACGCGCCAGATTTCGATGCTTCCGTATTTCGCTACCAGTTCCATGTCTGCGCTCCATCTGTTCTGAGAAGATCGGCCCGGGAGGGCGATCGGTCTCGCTGTCGATGAATTACGTTATATACGCTCAAAACGTATAGCGCAAGCATAATAACGCTGACCGCGTAAATAATTACGGCGCGAACGTAAAAATGTGTTGACAAGCCTTTCGCGCGGAGAGATATATCTCTGGGGTTAGCGACAAGCCTTGAGTGAAACGAAAGGTTTGGAGCGGGTGGTAAGCGCGCTTTACAGCGCTTCCACGAACTCAGAGATCAAGGCTCTTGCCGTAGACTCTCAGTTCTGAGCCGCGCGAGAGAAAGCGCCGTTCAGGCGCGCTTTAGGAGGCGGGATTGGATTCGTTCATCCAGTGGGTCAGCGCCTTATCGCCAGCCTTGTTATGGGCCAGCGCTGCAAGTTCAGCGATCATCGTACTGTCGATTGTATGGGTGCGGGTGAAGATGTTGGGCAACCGCATCCGAGCTTTGGAGCGCAGCGTGGGGCATGTCTGGAACGTTGCCACAATGCCGGCGGAATGCCCAGGTCGGCCCGGCTGCGGTTGTGGAAAGTCGAGCGCCAACATTTGCCAGTTGGGATACAGGATGAAATCGAGCGATAATTTTTCGCCGGGATCAATCTGCCGCTCTGGGAACGTGATCGAATTCCCACGGCGCTCGAATCCAGACATTTGAACGTCCGTCGGCTTTCCCATCCCGAGATTGAGCAAGGGCTCTGATAGAACTTCAAAGCCGCTCACATACAGCGGGGCGATGCTGCGATTGTGGATCGTGGTTTCAACCGTAAGAACCGGCCATCCCCACGGCATAACATCTACGATGAACGAGCACTCATAGACGAACGATTGTTTCCAGTCCCATAGGCGCCCCAAGACGCTCGTTACAGCGGACCAGACCATCTCTCCCCCTTACTGGCTATCCTCGCCGTTATCGTTGACGCTCGTGACTGTGCCAGTCTCAAACCCCACGGCGGTCAGCACCGCGTCCACCTCATCAAGATAGCTCTCCCAAAGCGGCTTGCCGTCCATCTTGGCGTCGGGAGGATGGCCATGCAGATCGCACAAAGCGCGGGCGGCATGCTCGCGCGGGTCTTTGGGTTTCCGTGGCATGCTCCCTCCTTACGCTAGATATCGCGCGTGTCGAACGTCACCTCGATTTGACGCCAGCTATCGTGCGCTTCTCTCGGCATCATGGTGTAAGGACCGCACCGTTCGACGGCATCAATGGCAGCCTTGTCGAGTGCGGGTTGTTCGTCGCCGACAATGGTGGTCGCGGCCACGCTGCCGTCAGGGTTGAGCTCCACCAGGACAACAGAGGTCACTCCGCTGTCCAGCATATCGATCGGGGGCGCCCAGCATCGCTGCATGGCGTCGGTGAGGTCAGAAAGTGTGGCGGGACCGAAAACCGCATCAGGAGCCGCGACAGGGCCGGGTAGGGGTTCGACCTCGACTGTGATCTTGAATCCGCCTTGCGCGAGCGCGGCGCCGCTACACAGCAGAAAAGCGGCGCATGACGCGGCCAATGATCTGAATTTCATCTAAGCCCCATTCCTTCGGCGCGTGTTTCGGGTTGTCCGAAATAATCCGAACTGTCTTTTCGGTGCTACCTGGCCGACTGGCCAGCTCGAGCCGCTTCACGACTATACCACCGAACTCGTCCGCGATGGCGTAAACGCCGTCAGGGGATGGGAATCGGTGCCGCGTATCCACAAAAACATAATCCCCCTCAACGAGGGTCGGGAGCATCGAGTCGCCTTGAACCGGGATCACCGCAATGTGCCTTGGCCGAATGTTCATGACCGCGGGCGGCAGCCGCCAATAGTCGCTGATCACGTCATTGGCGAAGGTCATGCCGGACTTGCCCGGCACACCCTCGGCGACAATGGTTATCCCGCCGCCGCCCATGCCCGCGGTAACATCGATCTGGGCCGACGCATCGGAAGGGATGCCGCGCGGCCCCTCATTGCTGTCCCATGTCTTTGGCGCATCGGGGTCGATCGGATCGGGGTCGGATGGGTCGTGGGCATCATAGACGTGCTCGCGGGGCGCATATTCGGGCCCGGCAAGCTCCCATACCTCGGGCGCCGTGATCCGGGGCGTTCCCTTGCCCGCCAGCGCCTTCTCAAGCGTGTCGACAAAGTCGCGGCTCAGATAGCCCTCTTTGAGTTTTTCGGGATCTTCGTACCGCTGGTAGCTCGAAGCGCCCTTGAAGCCCAACGACTTGGCCATCTGTCCCATGGTGAGCCCGGCTCTCTTTCGCAGAGAGCGCATCCGGGCGGCGATTGATTCTGGGCTGTTTTCCATAGCCGCAAACATTTTCACGCGCCCATTACGTTTTCCACGTTGACTTGACGTACGTTATGAACGTATATGTACGAAACCGACGAAATTGACGTGGATGACATGAGCAAAATCTCCGGAGCGAAGTTCGTAATCAAGAGGCTCGGCGGGCTGACACGCACCGCCAGGGCGCTTGCTGAACGCACTGGCACCAAAGTGCCGGTCACAACGGTGCAGGGCTGGAACGAGCGCGACGTGATCCCGCAACAGCACTGGTTGCCGATGATCGAGATCGCCAAGGCGATGGGGATGCACCTCAACGTCGAGGACTTCATCGTTGACCACGACGAGGACGAAGTTTCGTTCGCTCGGCAGCCTGAACAGGTGGCGTCGTGACCACCCTCAATGTCGTCGACACGTTTGATCCTGACGCCCTGACCGCGTCAGCGGCATCCAAGTTGGAGCGCGTTGGTTTCGCGATCTATTGCCGGTTCCTTTCGCAGGGGTCGAACAGGTTCAGCCACCACACGACGAAGATTGATCCATCCGTCGCAGAACGACGCTGGCACGCGATGCCAGCCTTGCAGCGCACTCGCTGGATGGAGTTGGCCGAAGCCGCTCTGGAGGCAGCATGAGCAAGCCCGACGATATCCCGCAGGACGTGTAGGACAAAGCGACCGAATGGATGGATGCGTCCTATCTCAATGGTGGCCGTGAAGTTGTCGCTCGCGCCATCCTTGCGGAGCGCTACCGCATTGCTGACCGGCTGGACGAAGAAGCCGAAGTGACGCCTTGCTTCGAGGATGCTGTCATCACCCGCAGCAATGCCGATCTGGTGCGCGCCAACTTCTCCTATGACGACGCTGAAAAGATCGCGGCGGCCCGTGATGCCGGGGTTTCTGACTTCATCACTGCCATCCGTGGAGGCTCCAATGCCTGATGAACTCCGCCTCCACATCAACGCCAAGCACCGCCGCAACACCCAGGCCCAGATCATCATAGGTCTGCTCATGGGATTGCTGCTGGTCGCAACGGGCGCGTGGGTCATGTTCGAATACGGGTGGCTCTCATGAAGTACGCATGGGCAGTGCCGGGCGCCAAGGTGGTTTGTGTCGTGACCGGACCATTGCCGGAAAGCGATCCGATCGATCCGCTTTGGGAGCCGAGCGTCGGCAAGGTTTATACGATTTCTGCAGTCATCGATCACCCGCGCTGGCTTTCGGTGATGCTGGAGGAAAGCCCGCTGGACGACTGGTGCTACTCGGCTCGGCGCTTCCGCCCTGTCATCGACCGCACCCAAGAGCAGGACGTGGCAATCTTTGCCCCTCTGCTCACTCAAAAATCTATCCACGTTTCCGAGGACGCATGATGGTCCTCGCTGGGCATACGTTCGAACACACAGACCACGGCGACCAGATCGCCTGTGTTCGATCGCCTGTCCAGAATGGTTCTGGGCAGGACATTGCAGTTAACCACAGGTTCCCCTCTGTGTTTGATTGCCCCTGCAAAACTGGCCGGCGCTTCGGCGTCGGTCCCTTTGCCACCAGTTTCAGATCGGGGCGCCACTCCTCCTCCCTGGCTACCCGTAGGGTCGATCTTACGTCCTCCTCCTCCCTCGTGAGGTCGACCCGCCTTTCTCACCACGTCTGCGACCACTTCCCCAAGCGGGCGCATCGTGCCGGAGCGCGAGCGCTCCTCGGCAATCCATCTTTCCAGCGGCAGCATCTCTGCATGGCGTCCAACCTTGGCGGTGCTGCGCTTCATCGTAATGACCTTTCGTTTGTCCGTTCGTCCAGTGCTGAAAGAAAAGCACGGAAACGGAGACAAGGTCTTGGCTTTCTCGAACAAAAGCTTGGCCCAAAAGGCCAAGTCGGGGTCGCGTATGCATGACACCGCTGTAGCTCAGAACATTCTCTTTGAAGCCTTCCCGATCTCAGCAACGAGGAAGGTCAAAACCGCCATCGCGGAAGCATTCAAGGCGCTCCGCGAAATCGAAAAAGGTCTGTCACGCGATGTGCTCGATGAGCGCCCGCGCCGGTGGACCGAACGCAGGGTTAAGGCGATCTGGAAGGGCGAAGCCAGAAGGATCGATCACTATGAAATCAACGATTTGGAACAGGTGCAGTTTGAGCAAGCGAAAGCCCAATACGAAGCGCTTCAGGCCGATCTTCGCGCTGTTGAGGCGTTTCTTGCGGGCAGAAACGCGAGCCGCATGGGCGCGTCACCGCATCCGTGAGGCTAGCCGCTTCGCAAGGGATATCGCGCCTGAGGTTCCGTGGCCCCAGGACCAAAAGGACGACTGATGACCGAGCAATCCAAACTGGCACCTCTTGAGCCGACAACCCGACAGGACATCGAGGCGGTCCACGAACTGACCAGCGCGATCATGCAAGAGCTGAGCGACCTGCCTCATGTCAAATGGGTCCGCGTCAATCGCCTCGCCGACGAGCTTCTTTCCACCTTTGACGAAAAGCTCCCCGGCGGCTTCGCCGATCAGTGCGACGGCTGCAACACGCCGCTTGGCCACGACGACAACTATTCCACCAGCGAAGACGTGACGATCTGTGCCGATTGCGCGGCCCGATACGAGGCCGAGAGGGCCGGGTCGAACGTCTCCTACCTCAACACCACGAAGGAACCGGCATGACCCAGTTGAATAACCTTTACGAGGACGAAGACTTCAAGGCCGTCATTGACGAGATCGAAGGCATGGACGCCGAGGTCGAAGAGATCATGGCATCGGCCCGCGGCAAGGCATCGAAGATCCGCGAGGCACAAAAGCGCAAGAAGAAGATGGCGAAGCAGGAGTTGAACATTCCTACGCCGATCCTCAATGCAGTGCTCAAGGATCGCAAGCTCGATCGTCAGAAGCAGCGCAATGCTCAGGGCATCCCGGAAGAGATGGCCGAGCTGTTCATTGATGCGGTTGGGCAGTTCAGTTTTCTGAAGCCCAGAGAAGGCGAGAACGCTGCCCAGGCAGCGGCCCGCGCCGAGGCTCTGGCAGCGCGCGAGCGCGAGGAAGCCGAGCAGCGGGAAGGCAATGCCGTCCTCGAGGAAATGGCTTCGGGCACGGTGCTGAACTGATGAAGGTATTGGCCCTAGATGTCGCGTCAGTCACCGGATTCGCCGTGGGCACGATCGGAGAGGTTCCGGTGTCCGGCGCCCTCCGGTTTGCCGAACGCGGCGCCCCGCCTGTCCGCGTCTGGTTCAAGGCCATGGTCTGGATGCATGAACAACTCAAGGTGCACCAGCCCGACGTCGTTTACATGGAAGGCGCGATCAACAGCGCCAGCCTGGGCGGCAAGTCCAACCCCTCCACATTCATTCTGCTCAATGGCCTGCAGGCGGTTCTCTCCACCGTTGTCGAGGCGCGTCTGCCGGTATCGGCCAAGACGATCGCGGTCAGCACGGTTCGGAAGCGGTTTCTCGGCAAGGGGAACCTGCGCAGCGAGGACGCCAAGCCGATGGCAAAGGCCAAGTGCATCGAACTTGGATGGGCATCCGAAGACGCGACCTATGACCAGACAGATGCTCTGGCGGTTTGGGGCGCGGCCTGTGAAATTGAAAGCGCGAGGATCGCGGCATGACGGTCCAGATTATCACCGGCGATTGCCGCGACGTGCTCAAGACGCTGCCAAGCGAGAGCATCGATTGCGTCGTAACCTCACCACCATACTTCTGGCTTCGCGACTATGAGGTTGATGGTCAGACAGGTCACGAACCAGACGTTGACACCTTTGTCGATGTGTTGGCCGGCATATTCGATGAAGTGAAGCGGGTTCTGAAAAAGAGCGGCGTCGTCTGGCTGAATCTCGGGGACACGTACTACAGCGGCAACGGGCAATCGACCGGCCACGATCCGCGGTCGCCGTCGCGCAATTTCAGCCGCACCAAGCTCCGCCCGGTTGATGTGAGCGGCTGGGACATTCCGAAGAAAAGCCTGTGCGGCGTTCCGTGGCGCGTTGCGCTCGAAATGCAGCGCCGTGGCTGGACGCTCCGGTCGGACGTAATCTGGTGCCGCCCCACGGCCTTGGCAGAGCCTTCGGTGAAGGACCGGCCCGGTCGCCAGCACGAATATCTATTCATGTTCTCCAAGTCGCGCCGGTACTGGTTTGACCGTTCGGCGCTGAAAGAGGAAAGCGTCTGGCACATAGCGCATCAGCGCGGCCTAGGCGGCCACAGTGCGGCGTTTCCGGTCGAGTTGGCGGAACAGTGCATCCTTTCCGGTTCGCCCGCTGGCGGAGCTGTTATGGACCCGTTTGGCGGGGCAGGGACCACTGGCCTCACAGCCGCCCGCCATGGCCGCAGCGCCATCCTGATCGAACTTAATCCTGAATACGCAGAGATGGCGCGCCGTCGAGTTTCGTCCGACGCGCCCTTGTTTTCGGAGCCCGCAGCATGACCATCGACATTATCGCAGCCGCTCAATCAGAGCGTGAAGACAAGATCGGCCAGCTTCAGACTTGCCGCGATCAGGTCCGCAAATTGACCGACGAGGCCATCCGCCTGCAGCTCGACGTGATCGAGATAGACGCATTCATCGCCAAAGCCCGCTCATATGCGGGGGATGGCGAGACAGACACAACGGCTCCTAAGCCGCTCCCCGAGGACCAAGGCGACAGTGCCACCGAGTCCATAGCGCCAGAGCATCAGCCAACGGAGGCAAAGACCGTGGATCAGGAGCCGTTGTCGAACGGCTCCGGCGGGGTGCAGGACGGATTGCCAGTCCACCCCGCCAACCCAATCCCCACCATTCCCCAGCCCCAAGAGGGTGAGGAAACCGGCGCTGTGGCAGAGCCGGCGCCGGTCAAGCGCGCCACCAAATACGAACGCGTCCTTGAAGCGCTGCGCAAGAACCCCAAGGCCAATGCACGAGCGCTGGCGACCATTTCTGGCTGCACGATCTCGACGGCGAAGGTTTACCTTTTGAAGGCTCGGGCCGAGATAGAGGACGAACGGGTCAGTGAGCCGCCAGCGGAGCCCGTCAAGGCCCGGAAGCCCGCGCCCGCTCCAGTTGCCGCCAAGAAGCCCGAACCCCGCCCCACGCTTCCCAATGAGCCGATACGGACCGTTCACACCGTGGCGCGGCAGCAACCCAAAGGGACCATGTTCCGGCTCCGCAATGCGGATGGGCTTTTCCTCCACTGCGATCTGAACGCGATGATCCGCAAAGGTCTGCGGTTCGTGGGCAAACACGAATACCCGTGGGAGGGAAGCGAGCGCCAGCTATTGGCGGTCCGCAAAATGCTTCCGGCAACGATCGATCTGCGCGAGGAGGTCATCACTAATGGGTAAGGCATGGACGCAGGCGCAGCGTGACGAGGCCGCCGATCTCTACCGCAAGGGCTACAGTTCATCGCAGATCGCTGGGCAGGTAGGGCGCACCCGAAACAGCGTTATCGGTCGCCTCACCCGTGACGGACTGATCGGCAACGCCAACAGAGCCCGGAAGACTAACCGGCGATCGGCAATGAAGGCAGAGCGCACTCATACCCGGCAGCCCAGCAGCCCTTTGCGCGCCAACCCGGATTCGGAAGGGGTGAAGCTCCTCGCCGCCGATGTCTGGAAGCCGCTTCCCGGAACGAATCCCGTTCGGCTTGATGAAGTCGAGGGTTGCCGCTGGCCGCTTGGTGAAATCCGAGAGGGCACGTTTTGCATGTGCAACGCGCCCAAGGTCGAGGGCTCGAGCTATTGCCCGACCCACAAACGAGTTTCGGAGCCCAGCCGGTGAGCCAGGCACTATCCGACATCTCCCAAGAGGACATGGAGAAGGCGGTTCTCAACGCCATCCATGACGTGGCGCGAAAGCAGCTTGAGCGTCGGCTGATGGCGAACACGTTCGAGGAAAAGCAGGAGGCCGGGCTTCGGGCCGCGCTTCACCGGCTTCGCCAGACAGCAGACCTTGAGGTGCAGTCTTGACCGACGCGATCCCCACACATTGGAAGGTGAGAGCCCTGCGCCGCCATATCCAGTCCTGCGAGGACGCGGTGTGGTTTCAGGAGCGCCATGGCGACTTCAAGAGCCAGGAGGCGGCAGGTGCCTTGCTGCGCACGTTCCGGTCCATCCTTGCCGATTACGAGGCACAGAAGATCGAAGACGGCCTACAGGGCCGGAGGAGGGCGGCAAATGGCTGAGCGCTTCACCGATGCCTATCTGGACGAACTGCGCTCCGCTCTCCCGATCACTCGCCTTGTCGGCGAATACGTGACCTATGAGGCTGGCAAAGGCCGCGAGGGCGATCAGTGGGCGTGTTGCCCGTTCCACGGCGAAAGCACGCCCAGCTTCCATGCCACCGACGACAAGCAGTCGTACCATTGCTTTGGGTGCGGCGTTTCCGGGGATCATTTCGAGTTCCTGATCGAAAGCCAGGGCATGACCTTCCCCGAGGCTGTGCAGACCGTCGCTGAACTTGCGGGCATACCGCTGCCAGAGGGCGTCGAGATCGCCAAAGGACCGGCACGGGCACCGGAACACCCCCGAGCAGAGAAAACGCCGCCACAGCCTTCCGCTGTGCGCGAGAAGAAAGAAATGGTGAAGGTCTATCCCTACACCGACAACGACGGCGAGTTGCTTTACGAGGTCTGCCGCATCCAGATCAGGATGCCGGATGGATCTTGGGCGCGCACCAAGGACGGCAAAGGCACATGGAAGGATTTCAGGCAGCGCCGCCCTTCCGGTATGCCCGATGGATCGAAGGTGTGGGGCCTGCGGGAAGGAGAATATATTCGCCCCGCGCCCGGCAAGGACTGGTCGCCATGGGACAGGGACAAGGCCTACAAGTGGTCTGATCATCAAACCCATTGGTTCGATGCCGTCGAGCATACGATCTATCGCCATCCCCAGGTTGAGATCGCGATCGCCGAAGGGCGGCCCGTCATCATCACCGAAGGCGAAAAGGACGCCGAGACAGTCGAAACCCTTGGCTTCACCGGCACCACGAACAGTTCTGGCTCCAAGCACTGGAATGATACACATGCAGCTTGCTTCAAGGGCGCCGATGTCATCATAGCGTTGGACAACGACGCGGCTGGCGCAAGGGCCGATAAGCTGGCCCGGTCCATGACAGGGATCGCGCGGCGAATCCGAGTGCTGGACTTTGCGGAGCATGTGCCAAATTTCCCGGTTGGAAACGACATTACGGATTGGGTTGAGGCTGGGGGCACCACAAATGAACTCGAAAAAATTATCGCGTGCCTGCCGGACTGGCGATCGAAGCTGCCCGAGGCGTTCGGATGCCGCCCGTTCAAGTCCATTGCGGGCGAGCCCATCGAATACGAATGGATGATCGAGGAACTGATCGAGCACAACGGCGTGCTCGTGTTTGCCGGGGCTAAAGGTGCGGGAAAGACCTTCGCCGCGCTCGACATGGGCATGAAGGTGGCTCAGGGGCTGCCATACGCGGGCAGAGAGACGCGCCGTGGCATCGTGATCCACATCGCCGTCGAAGACGGCGCAGGGGTCCGCATGAGGGCTGAGGGCTATCGCCGATACAACGGCATCAGCCCGGACGAAGACATTCCTTACGTCATCATGGACCGCGAATTCTCGCTGATGTCCGACGATGCAGTGACCAAGATGATCGCGGCAGTTGCCCAGATCAGCGATCACTACCGCATGCCAGTCGAACTGATCATCATCGACACATGGTCGGTCGCCACGGAAGGGCTCAATGAGATCGACGGCGCCGAGGTCGGCAAGGTCTTGGCCCGCATCAATCGCCTGAAAGAAAGTACAGGTGCCACGATCTGCCTCGTGCATCACATGAACGCCACCGGCAACCGTGTTCGCGGCCACACATCGATTGAGGCCAACGTCTCAAACGTCATCGAGATCAAGCAGGTAATGACCGTTCCTGAGCGCAGGGGCGAAGACCCGGTGAAGGTTTGCGACCAAGAGGGGCGCCCGATCCGGCAATTGACCCTGACGAAAAACAAGAACGGCCTCGATGACATCAAATGGAGCATGGCGCTCGAGATAGTTGATCTCGGGTTGAACCGAAAGGGCAAGCCGGTCAGCACGTGCGTGTGTGTTTCCACAAAGCGACCGCGGCAAAGCAAAAGCCGGAGCAAGATCACCTCACAGTTCCAGCGCATCCTCATGGACGCCCTCAATGACGCACTGTCCGATGCTGGCAAGCAAATGCCGCCCAATGTTCGCGTTGGGCCCCAGATACAGCTTTGCGTGGCCTATGGCGACTGGCGTGACTACGTGCGCCGTAGATGGCCGTTTAAATCGCCAGAGGACGACGCTGAGGCCCGCGACGAGGAGCTGAGGAAGTCCATGGCGGCCGCAGAGGCGGCCCTGCTGAACGCGGGCTATCTCGGCAAGGACAACGACGTCGGAATCGTATGGTCGCTCGGGAAGGACCGGCAGACGACATCGTATCTGCCGCAGGATGACCCGGAACCACCTCCGTCGCTCCCCGACGATGTGCAACGCGAACTAGCGGAGGTCGGGCATGACGAACCGCCCTTCTAGCGACCGCGACTTGTTCGGGGAAATGCCGGTGCAGTGAAAAGGTGCCCCGCTCTTTGCCGACCAGTGGCCAAACAAGAAGGTTGCCCGGATTGTCGAGCTCGCTGTCTCAGGGGCAACCGCCCGCTCGATCTGCGATGACCTGGCAGACGGAACAATGCCGAACGAGGTTCGGGTGATGCTCAGCCATTGGGGCATCAGAGAGCGGCATACAGTGCCGGTCCCAGTCGAACTCAACTCCAAGCTGCGCGCCAAGCTCTTTGACGACGCCCGGAAGCGCGGGAAGGACGGGCACGAACTTCTCACAGACTGCGCCCGCCACACGATCAAAGACACCATGTACGAGAGCATCATTGATGACAGCGACGTTTGAAATCCCGGAATACGCCAAGACCAATCGTGAGCTCTGGACCCCAAACCTTGTCCAGAGGGCCGTGGTGTTCGGGCATATCGTCCTGAGCCGGTCGCAGCCCTATGTCGGCCCCGCTGGGGATAGGGCATACTGGCCTGAGACCTTCGACAAAGAGGACAGCCCAAGGGGCGGGAAGGGCAGGCGCGTTTTCAACTTGCAGGACATGACGCACAGTGAGATGGTTACGCTCGGCTTCACCGATCGGCACGGCGGCAAGCATCCCGCATGGATGAACTTTCCCGAGCTTGCCGAAGCCCCCACGGCGCTCCGCACCTTCGACCAGTGGGTGAGATGGTATGTCAGGGGCAGGCGCACGGCTGGGGAATACCAGACCGAGGAGATGTTTGCCGGGACGCTCAAGATGTCGCTGGCGACCCTCAAGCGCCACAAGGCGTGTTGCGGTCGCATCATCGGGGAAAGGCTCAACAGGGCCAGTGTGCTCCCATGGCGGGGGCCCACCGATAAGCTGAAATAACCCAAGCCCAGAAATAAACGGTTTGCCTTTGCGCGTTGGACAAGGTGAGCCAAATCAGGCGTTTATACGCGTGTTCTTTATAGGCTGGATGAACTGTCAGCCAATCCCCCACATCGAAAGGACTGCCACGATGCGCGCCACGCAGATCGCACCCCTTTGCCTCACCCTGGCCGATGTGGAGGAAAGCCCGCCCCATACCAGCTATCGCGGCCCGCTCGACCATCGAATACCCACCTAACCTCCGTATTGCCAGAACAGTCGCGTCATCCAAGGGTGGCGCGGCCTTCTTATCCGGATCGTCTCAGGCGGTCTCGATAAGCAGGTAGCCAGCGGACGGGCAGAGCGTTCGCACCAATTCGCCCAGTTCAGCCGAGCGCAGCAAGTACTCTATGAGCTCCCGCAATAAAGCTGAACAAAGAAACAAGGCCGGATGCCACGGCGGCGTACATGGTAGCGGCGACGGGGTTAAATCGGCCCGCATCATTCGGCCATAGGTCCGTGCGGAACAACATCGCGGGTTGAGCCCACTTGATATAGATTACTTCGGCAAACTGAAAATTGGCCCAGGCCATAAAGCCAGTGATTAGGATTGATACAATGCCGACCACGTGCCAAGCGGCGCTACTGGCCAGTACTTCTAGCAGTTCTGCGGAGGCCCCGGACCTCAGCTGACTGAGAACGAATATTGCGCCGGCATGAACGGCGAGGAACGAAGCGACCAGCCATTTCCCGTAGTCGGCGTGCAACTGGCGTGACTCGCGTCGAAGATCGATGAATTGGGAATAATAGGCATGGGCTTGGATGCGGTAGCGTTCACGCTCTTTCTCATCTGGCCAATCATCAACAAAGAGCGGTTTGTCTTCAAAGGCCATGCCCATTCTCCCCAACCAACGTCATGAAAGCTTCGCCCAGGCACTGGCTCAAGGCAAGACAGCGGATGAAGCCTATGCACAGGCTGGATATAAGCCCAATCGCAAGAACGCATGGCGTTTGAAGACAAATGAAGACGTCGCGACGCGTGTTGCGGAGTTGAGCGTCAAAGCAGCCGAGAAAGCCGAATGGAGCGCCGCTGACAGGCTCAAGAGCCTCAAGTCGATCCATGACACCGTTCTGGAGAAAGACCCGCGCGTGGCCATCTCTGCGATCGGAGAGGCCAATAAGATGCAGGGCAGTCACGCCGCTGCAAAGCACCATCTCTCCGGCACGGTGCAGGTTGTCACCATCACCGCAAAGCATCTGGACGGATTGAACGACGATGAACTTGCCGCTCTCGAAGCAGCATATCCCGTTCTCCAGAAGCTCGGGCTTGTGGGAGGCGATACAGGGTCAGCGGAAGAAGCATGACATTGAGGAAAGCCAGGGCGGCTGGGAGCGCGAGAAAGAGCGTTGTGCTGCAGACATTGGTTACTGGTTCGACAAATGGGTCTATACCTACGACCCCCGCCTGACCGGTCAGAAGAACGCCGACGGCACGCGCAAGAGCCCGTATGTGCAGTTCAAGCTCTGGCCGAAACAGCGCGAGGTGGTCAAATGGCTGGCCGATCGCGTTGACGCCGCCGAGGAAGGGCTGATCGAAAAGAGCCGGGACACCGGCGCGACATATCTCACAGCGGGCTTTGCGCTTCACCAGTGGCTGTTCGTCCCGGGCTTCAAGGCCACGTTCGGTAGCCGCAAGGTCGATTACGTCGACAAGAAGGACAACCCGGACGCGATCTTCGCCAAGCTGCGGATCATGCTCCGGCGCCTGCCGCCTGAAATGCTGCCTGAGGGGTTCTCCTGGGCACAGCACGACAATTACATGCGGATCGCCAACCCAGAGACGGGGGCGGTCATCTCCGGCGAGGGTGGCGACGACATGGGCCGTGGTGGCCGTTCGTCGGTGTATTTCGTTGACGAAGCGGCGTTCGTGCCCAATGCGGAATCGGTGGAGAAGGCTCTGTCGGGCAACACCGAATGCGTGATCTGGGTGTCGTCGGTCAACGGCATGGGCAATCTGTTCGCCCGCAAGCGCCATTCGGTGCTCAAACCGCATCAGATCATGCGCCTACATTGGCGCGATGATCCGCGCAAGACTGAGGCATGGGCTCAGGCAAAGCGGGCGTCATTCTCTGACCCGACCACATGGGCCAGTGAGTACGATATCGACTACAGCGCGTCCGTTGAGGGCGTTTGCATTCCGGCCGCATGGGTTGAGAGCGCAAAGCGCATTATGGCGCTGGAGCCTCGCCTGCAGCCATCCAATGCCGGTGTTGTTGGGATGGACGTAGGTGCCGGCAAGGCCAAGTCAGTTGTGGTGCCTCGCAAGGGCCCGGTGGTTCTGCCTCCGCAGTCCCGTGGCAGCCCGGACACAACCGGCACGGCATGGTGGGGATTGGAAACCGCTGTCGAGCATGGGTGTGACGCGCTGAACTTCGACGCCCCTGGCGTTGGGGCTGGCGTGTCATCGACCCTGATGCATCGCAATGACGATGAGACCGCCACAGATGCCGCGAGAGCGGGGCGGTTTGAAAGCCTGACCGTTGTGCCGGTGAACACCGGAACGCCGCCCAGTGACCGCCTCTGGCCAGATGAGCGCACATCTGAGGAGATGTTCGGCAATAAGAAGGCCGAAATCTGGTGGCTGTGCCGTACCGCGTTGCAGCGCACGCATGAGCATGTGCTGTGGCTTGAGGGCAAGGACGACGGGAAAGAGCATTCGGTGACCGAACTGCTCGCTCTGCCCAGTGGTGACCCTGACAGTGACGCCCTGTGCCTGCAGCTCTCGCTCGTGAAGTGGGGCCGCAATGACCGGGGCAAGATAGTGATTGAGAAGAAAGAGGCGCTGCAGCGTCGGGGCATATCCAGCCCTGACCATGCCGACGCGCTGATGCTGACCTTCGTGGATCCGCCTGAGACGGCGACCGCGGCCATGTTCCTAACCTCGAGGCACAGATGAACGCCATATTCAATGCGGCTCAGCGGCGCCTTTCAACCATGTTCCCCGGCTTCTATCCGGGCGTCAAACACGACTATTACCGCGACTTCGGCTATCCCGAGACGCTGACCTTCGATCTGCTCTACAAGCGCTATCTCCGCAATGGCATTGCCACGGCCATGGTCAACAAGACCGTGCTCAAGACGTGGGAGTCGATGCCCTATCTGCTCGAAATGGAGCGGGATGGTTCAGAGAAGGGCACCAAGAAGGAAACGGCGCTCGAAAAGGAGATCCGCCTGCGCTTCGATGATCTGCGCATGTGGGCCCGGCTGGCTGATGTGGACCGCATGTCGTTGGTCGGTGGCTATGCAGGAGCGCTGTTGAGCCTGCGGGACAATGGGCGCTGGCAAGACCCTGTTGAGCGTGTACCCGGTGGCCTGGACGGTATCGCCAAGATCATCCCGGCATGGGCAGGGCAGTTGACGGTTTCGGATTGGGATACAGACCCCAACTCCGAAACGTATGGCGAGCCCCGCATGTACCAGTTCAACGAGGCGAACGTTGAGACCGGCAAGGCAAACCAGCGCCAGATGCTGGTGCATCCCGATCGCGTCATCATCTGGTCGCGCGACGAAACGGTCCACGGCGATTCCCTGCTGGAGCCCGCCTATAACGATCTACTCGATCTTGAGAAGATCAAGGGCGCTGGTGGCGAGGGCTTCTGGAAGAACGCCAAGTCTGCCCCGGTGATCGAGGTCGACAAGGAAGCCAAGATCGAGCAGATGGCCAAGGCCATGGGCGTATCGGTCGATAAGATCGCCGATGCCATGAACGATCAGGTCGAGGACTGGCAAAAGGGCTTCGACAACCTGCTCATGGGTCAGGGTATGAAGTTCTCCACCCTGGGGATCACTTTGCCGAGCCCTGAGCACTTCTGGGCCGCCCCGCTGCAGTCCGCCGCGGCATCCGTGCCCATCCCGCTCAAGATACTCGTGGGCAACCAGACAGGCGAACGCGCCAGCTCTGAGGACAACGAGGAGTGGGCCCAGACCAACATGAGCCGTCGCGCCAATCAGGTCGTGCCGATCATCATGGGCATGGTGAAGCGCTTTGTGCGGTTCGGCATGCTGCCCGAGGGCAAGGATTGGTATCTCGATTGGGCTGATCTGACCGAGGCGTCCATGGGCGAGAAGATCGAGCGCGCCGACAAGATGGCTGACGTCAACAACAAGATGAAGGACTCCGGCGAGGTGGTGTTCACCTCCGAGGAAATCCGCCTGACCGTTGGCTATGAGCCCCTGAGCGATGCGGAGAAGTTCCGCGATGAGCCTACGGACTACGACGCCAAAGATGCGTTGCCGCCACCCGCTGACCCGGCCGAAGACGCCGCCTGACCAAACACCGGAGAGAACCAGTGCCCAAGACAGTTCGCGTCAACGTGCGGTCGGTCGCGAACATGGCTGCCGTGCGCAAGGAAAAGCGCAACGGTCGTGATGTCGTGATCGTGCCAAGCGCGACCATGCCAGACGACATCGTGATGAATGAAATCATGTACCCGGCAGCCGAGATCGCCAAGTCGTTCAGATCGCTCGAGCGCACCCCGGCGCCGCTGGGCCATCCCACCATCAACGGCAAGTTTGTCTCTGCCCGTGACCCCGAGGGCATCAATCTGGGCTGGATAGGGGCATGGAACGAAAACGTCCGTCAGGAAAAGGGCAGGGTGCTGGTCGACAAGGTGATCGACGTCGAGCGCGCCAACCAGTCCGAGGGTGGGAAGCGCGTTCTCGATGCCATTGAGGCCGGCGACCCGGTCCACACCTCAACCGGCCTGTTGGCCTTGCTCGACGCTGCCAACGGCGACGTCGACTACAAATTCACCGCCCGCGATATCGAGTTCGACCATGACGCCATCCTCTTGGATGAGGAAGGCGCTGCCAAGCCCGAACAGGGCGTGGGCATGATGGTCAACTCCAAGGGCGAAAGCGAAGAAATCGAGGTCATCAACTCCATCTGGGAGGACGCTGACCGCGACATGGATTGGGCAGTGGAATCGCTGGCCCGAGCTGTGGAGCGCCGCCAAAAGGCCGGGGCTCTGGAGCGAATGAAGACCGCGATTTTGGAGGCCCTGGGGCTTTCTGAGCGGGAACCCTCTGCAAACATGGAGAAAGCAGAAATGGCTGATGAAAAGCAGCTCGAAGCGCTTTCCGCGAAGGTTGACGCCCTCTCGGAGAGCCTTGGCAAGATTGGCGAGACCGTCGGCACCGCCGTCTCGAACGCCATCAAGCCTCTGGTCGACGCTCAGGAAGCGATCGTCGCCAACCAGAAGGCCAAGGACGATGCGGAGCTTGATGAGCTGCGCGGCAAGATCGTCAAGGCCAATCTCATGGAGGAGGACGCCGCAAAGGAGCTGACGCTCAACGCTGCTCGCGCCCTCGCCAAGAAGGCCGAGCCCGGCAAGGCCCCGGGTCTGAACGGAGCCTTCAAATCCGGCGGGTCTGACGAGCCCAAGTTCAAGCTGCCCAAGGGGGAGTAACCAACCATGGCACGCTATAACAAAATCTTCCTGGGCCCTGTCCAGAAGAAGCTGCCCCAGGTGCGAGAGGCCCTTGCGTCTGTCGCACTCCTGCCGGGCCGCTTGGTCGTGATGTCGTCTGGCGAGTTCGCGCTCGCTGGCGCAACGATCGTTGGTCAGGTTCTGCTCGTGCAGGACAACTACCTGGCCAGCAAGGGTGTCGATACGGAATGGGCTGCTGATAGCACGGCCATCGGTATCGAGATGCAGAGCGACGAGCTCTATGCCGCCCGCATTGCCAACGGCGTGAACATCACCGCCATTGGCACACCGTTGACCCCGGCTGCCAATGGCACCTTGGGCATCGCATCCACATCGGACCTCGTCGTCGCCTATTCCGACGAGATCTACAACAACAACAGCGGCAGTGAGCAGCTTCTGCGGGTCCGCCCCGCCGGTAGCCAGTCCTACCTGTCGGCTGCGACATAAGGAGCACGCGACAATGCGATATTTTGACGAACAGCTCGTCGCCAACTCCCGCCCGCATGCCGCGTGGTGGGATGAGGTGACAGTCAACCGCGAATGGTGGCACCAGGTCGAAGACCAGCTTGCCGAAGTTCGCAATGCTGCCGCGGTACTGCCCCGCGATGCATGGCTCGACCTCGACGGCATTACCCGCCGTGTGATGCGTGCCGACGAAGGGCAGGCGTGGATGACGGACCTGATGCCGTTGGCCAAGCCGGTCAACATCGGCAAGCTGGTCCACCTCAACCGCGTGTCTTCGGATGCCGGTCGCGTTGTCCGCTCGATGTCGGGTCAGGTGCCCGTCACCATGGACAAGGTGACCTATGACTATCGCGGGACGCCCGTGCCGATCTTCTCGACCGCCTATGGCCGTGAATGGCGCGAGTGGAACACGCTGCAGTCCGAGAACTTCGACGCTCTGTCGGACGATCAGGAAGCCCACACCGCAAAGATCCGCCGCGACATGGCGCTCTATGCTCTGGACGGCGATTCCTCGATCGTGTTCGAAGGCTACACCGCCTACGGCATCCGCACGCATCCGCTGTCCAAGTCCATCAACCTGGGCACGGCCGGCAACAACATCAACCTGACGTCCGCCACTTCGGAAGCCATTGAGAACTTCATCAATGGGCCGTTCGGCACCATGCTTGACGATAACCTCGTCATGGGTGGCGTGAACCTCTACATCTCGCCCGAGATCGCCCGGAACTTCGACAAGCCCTATTCGGGCGCGGACGGGTTCAAGGTCGGCTCTCTGCGTGAGGTGTTGCTGCGCAATCGTCGCATCAACAAGATCGAGGTTTCGTTCGAGCTCAGCGGAAACGAGTTCTTCGGCTTCGTTCCGAACGCCGAGTATATCCGCCCGCTGATCGGCATGGCCGTCAACACCCAGGCCGTTACCCGCACCATGCCCACGGAGAACTACCAGTTCCTGATCATGGGTGCGATGGGTATCGAGATCCGCGCGGACTTCAATGACCGCTCGGGCGTGTTCTACAGCGTGGTGGTCGACTCCTAATCGATCGCTCATCGGTGGACATTATGAGGGGCCGGCCCGCGCTGGCCCCTTTTGTATGCCCACACCTCCCCCGAAAGGACTGAACCATGAAGATCGAAATCACTGCTGGCGGCATCTATGGCAAAGAAGGCAAGCCCGTTCCTATCGGCACGGTGCTGACCGTCAAGGAAGAACCTAAAGGCTGGAAGGGCCGCTATCGCGTCATCGGCAAGACCGAAGGCAAAGAGGCCATCACCAATCCCGACAATGCCGCGCCGGCCAAGTCTGTCGATGAGGTTCTGGCCATGGCAGAGGATAGCAATGTCCAGTTCATGACCTTCAAGGCCGAAGCAACCAAGATCCTCGGCGACGGCGCACCGTCCAAGAAGGACGATTTGATTGCCGCTCTCAAGGCCAAGCAGCCCGCATAACACTGGGGCGCGGTACACCCGCGCTCTGATACCTCATTCCAGCCACAGGGGCGGTCATGTACGGCACTATTGCAGACTGGAGGGCATATGCCACGGCACGCGGTAACAGCGCCCCTGCGGACGCCCCTGACGGCGATGCAACGGCCTCCCTGATACGGGCGTCGGATATGATCCGGCTGCGCTATGTCCCGCTGCTGCTCTCAGGCTATGGCGTGGACTTCACCCCGACCGGCTCCGATCTTCCGCTGGTCGAGGAGGCAAGCTATATCGCGGCCGGGCTCGAACTGGAAACGCCTGGGTTCTTCTCTAAGACCTATACGGCCAGCGAGCAGAAGATACTCACGCAAGTGCAGAGCATCCGTTGGCAGGTCGTGGGCGATGCCAAGGGCACCTATGCCGCCATGCCGGTCAGCACGCTTATCGATGCTCTGTTCTGGCCGTATATCAGCGATCCTGACGACGACAGTTTCTTCTTTCGCTCGATCGGGCCGGGGGCTTGCGTCTGATGGCTGAGGACTGGAACGCCGTCGCTGCCGAAGTGGAAGCGGCTCTTGCCTCGATCGGCGACACCTCCGAGCCCAACGGCCACCCCGCCGTCATCCGCAAGGTCGTGCCGGGCGTGGTCGATCCCGAGGAACCTTGGGCGCCGGTCACAGACACGATCACCTATCACCAGGTCGTGGTGCTGATCAGCGACACGGAATTGCGCGACATCAACGGCACGCTGATCGGCATGGCCAAGCGCACCGTGACCATCTCGGGCGCGGCCGGTGTTGTGCCCCATGATGATGACCGGATTGTGCTGGGGATGACCTCTGCGCAGGTGACGACTGCCGGGGATGCCAACGTGGCTTGGCGAGATTTGGTCAGCGTCAAACCCCTCGCTCCGGCAGGGATAGCCGTTTTGTACGAACTCACGCTGCAAGGATAGATCAATGGGCTTTCGTGAAGGGTTTCGCCGAGGCTATCAAAACCCGACAGGGCTTGGCTCTGTAATCGGGCGATGGTTGGCGGCTGCCGTCATTGTCGCGCCTGTGGTGATTGCCGCTATTCTCGTATTGGCATAACTCATGGCCCGTCGCCCGACACGCGCCCAGCTCCGGCGCCAGTTCGAAGCCTTGGCCGATGAATGGTCGCCTCGTGTTCGTGATGCCTTCCTCGCCGCCGTGGCAGACATCGCCAACCGGGCAGAGCTTGGGCGCATTATCGAACGCCTGGAGCGCGGAGACATCGCCGGGGCCATAGATGCCGTGCATCTCGATCCAGCCGCCTACAGGGCTCTTGAAACGGCTCTAACGGGCGCTTTCGGGGCAGGTGGGGCGGCAACCGTTGCCGGTCTGCCGGTTCTGCGCGATCCCACAGGCGCAAACGTTGTGATCCGGTTCGATGTCCGGGCCCCGCGCGCCGAGGCATACCTTCGCGAGCATTCGGCCCAACTGGTCACGCGCATCATTGATGAACAGCGCCAGGCCATCCGGTCGGTGCTGGAAACCGGGCTGATTGAGGGGCGCAATCCCCGCACAACAGCCCTCGACATCATAGGCCGCACCACAAGGGCCACAAATAGCCGCGTGGGCGGCATAATCGGCTTGTCGGCACCACAGGCGCAGGCAGTGGACAAAGCCCGCTCAGCGCTTACTTCTGGCGACCCTGCGGCCATGCGGGACTATCTGAACCTGACACGGCGCGATAAACGCTTCGATGCAACGGTTCGCAAGGCAATTGCAGAAGGCAAGGCGCTGCCGGCCGATGTTGCGCAGCGCATCACGGGCCGGTATTCAGATCGGCTCTTGCAGCTTCGCGGTGAGACGATCGCCCGAACTGAAACTTTGTCGTCACTTCACGCTTCAAAGGCAGAGGCTTTTGAGCAGGCGATAGACACGGGCGCGGTACAGCGCAGCCAGGTCAAAAAGCAATGGATCGCTACACGAGATAGCCGATCCCGCGATCATCACGCCTCGGCGGACCGAGAGCGCGTCGGGTTGGATGAAAGATTTAGCACTGGGCTGCTCTACCCACACGAACCCGGCGCCCCCGCATCAGAGGTGATCAACTGTCGGTGCGATTATGAGCATGTGATCGATTTCCTTGCGGGGTTTGGCCAGTGACCACCTACAAGTTTAGCGAAATGCACCTGTTCACCGACAAGGTGATGAACAGGGTGGATCTTATCGTAAAGGAAAGCGCTCAGCGTGTCGGGCTGGGTGTCAAATACCGCACAAGACGCGACACCGGGTTTTTGCGGGCGTCATGGCTGGCGTCGACCGCGTCGATGCCGCTAATTGATCGCAATGCGCGGCCCGAGAAAGGCGCGCTGTATCAGGACAATGACAGTCAGATCGCGCTGGTGATTGCAGGTGCCACGCTGGGACAGCCGATCTTTTTCGGCTTCACGGCGGGGTATGCGGACATCCGAGAGTATCACGATGGGATGGTGAGGCTTGAGGCTCAGCGCTGGGGCGCTATCGTCTCCGAGGTCGTGACGGAAGCCAAAGCCCGCTACCCCTGATCCATCTTCTTGAGCAAGGACATCTTGAGCGCGAGCAGTACCTGCCTCGCTGCTTTGAGGCTGTTCTGCCCGAGCTCTGTTTCGCCTTCGCTGTCATAGCCGATGTCATCGAGCGCCACGCCAAGGCGGGCTTCGATCTGCTCATCGGTTAGGGGCGGCTTATCTGGCATTGAGAAAGCAATAGCATGGCAACGCCGAATGTGAACACCAAGATTTGGCTTGCCCTGCGCGCTCGTGTCGCAAGCCTGGCGCTGACGCCGGCGCTCCCGGTCATCTGGCCGGGGCAGAACAAGGACTTGCCCTCGGTTCGGTGTATCGAGGTGGTGAACATGGTCAACCGGCCAGATCGCCGCTTCATTGGGTCGAACGATCCACACGATCGGATGGGCATCCTGCAAATCGGCCTCTTATCATTGTTCGCGGACAGCGAGCACGCCGAGACCACAACCCGCGAGATTGCCGGGGATATCGCCGACCATTTCGTGGTCGACATGCCGCTCCGCTACCAGGACGTCGATGTGCGCGTCTATGAGGCGCCAGAGGTAGGGTCGTCACTCAAGGACGAAGCCCGCAGCCGGATCGTGACGCCGGTCAGCATCAGGTGGCGCACCTTCGCATAAACCGAATTCCCGGCCATCCGGGGAACACAGGGCTCGCTTCGGCGGGCCTTTTCTTTGCCATTGAAAAGGAGAAGCCCCGATGGCGATACACACGAATGCTGATACCAAGATGTTTATCTCGCCGACGCCCGTCGACGTGGACAGCATCAACGCCATGACGGACCAGAACGCCATTGCGTTCTTCGATGCGATCGATGATTGGATCGAGGTCGAGGAGCTTGAGGATCTGGGCGAGCTCGGCGACACGTCTGAGGCGATCACCTTTACCGCGCTCAACAATGCCCGCGTCCGCAAGCTCAAGGGCCCGCGCGATGCCGGCACACAGGCAATCGTGGTTGGCCGTGACCCCCTCGATGATGGTCAGGAGGCATTGATTGCCGCCGAAAAGACCAAGTTCGACTATGCGGTCAAGCTCGAACTGGCCGACGCCCGCACCGATGCCTACAGCAATTCGGTGATGTATTACGGGGCGATGATCATGAACGCCCCGACGAACCTGGGCAACGTGTCGAACGTCGTGCGCCGCAATTTCAGCGCGGGCATCAATACCGCCGTCTTTGAGGTTGGCAGTGCCATTCTGGCCGCCCCGACCAACACGCTTGAACCGTCCATTGCTGGCGTTCTGGCAGAGGACGAGGTGCTTACCGCCATCGAAGGCACGTGGACCGGCTCGCCGACCTTTACCTATGTCTGGAATCGCGACGGCACGCCCATCGGTGGGGCTACGTCCAAGACATACACCGTCGTTGCCGCAGACGTCGGAACGGCCCTCTCGGTCACTGTTACTGGCACCAACTCGGCCGGCAACGCTTCTGCCACATCGGCAGAGACGGCCAACATCCCCGCTTAACCCCGTTCGCACGTGCGATAGGCCCGCTCTGTCGTCGGGGCAGGGCGGGCCAACCCCGACACCCGACATTCCCGATAGGTGAAACTCATGACCAACAAGACATTCGATTTCGATACCAACTTCGTTTCGGTCGAGAGCCAAGAGAAGGGCTCCGAGTTCGAGGTTATCAGCGATGCCGGAAAAAAGACCGGCATGTTCATCCGCCTGGCCGGGCCGGACAGCCCGCGCCGCAAGCGGACACAGGCCCGCCTCAAGGACTTCTACCTCAAGTCTGGTATCGGTGTTCCGAAGGCGGATGCGGTGAACAACCGCAAGGCCCGCCGCGCTCTGGCCACTCAGGGCGATCGCTACAGCGGCGAGACTGCGGATCAGTTCTATGAGCTGCGCATGGACGATCTCGTGGCAGCCACGATCTCATGGCGCTATCCCGAGGGCTTTTCCGGCCCGGACTGCACCCCCGAAAACGCCGCGGACCTTTACCAAAAGCACCCGACCCTGTTTGAGCAGGTCGCCGGTGCCGCGGACGATCTTGACCGTTTTACCACGCGCTCGGCGAAGCCCTGACGGCTTTTGCCGAGCGCTCTTTTGCGCTTGAACGGAACGAGGAAGGCAGGACGCGGCGAGACAGGCTCGAGTCGCGTCTTGAGCGGGCAATCCGCAAGGGCCGCGATGACATTGCCGAGGAGATCGAGGAACAGCTTTTCGTCCCGCCGTTCCCTGATCCTCTAACCCACATTTGGGAAGCATGGATGCGTGTTCGCCGCCGCAAGGCGCCGGGCATGAATGGCCCAAGCCCAATCGAATGGCCCGACATTGATGCGTTCATTCGTCATTCGGGAGAGAGCTTTGAGCCTTTCGAAGTCCGCTTGATCGAAGACCTGGACGATACCTACCTCGCATCTGTGTCCGCCGAGGCCAGTGAGGAAGACAAGCAACAAGCGCTGAGGGATGACCTCTTGAGCGCCGGCAAGCCACGAGCAGGGGATCGCCCCGTGTCTGGAGAAACGCACAATGGCAGACATAGCCCAGCTCGGCCTTGAGGTTCGCTCCGACAGCGTCGTTACGGCCACGGATCGCAACCGCAAGTTTGCGGAAGGCGCAAGCCATGCCGAAAGGGCGGCGGACAGGATGGGCCGCACCGTGGGCCGTCTCGCCGGGCAGTTCATCGCCCTCGCCGCTGTCACGTTCTCGTTCAACACCATGATCCGCGAGGCTCGTGCCTTCGATGCCGCATTGGCCGAAGTCTCGACGCTTCTCCCGGTGGTGGAAGGAGAGATCGACGCCATCGCGGAAGCCTCGCGGCGCATGTCTCGAGAGTTCGGCACCACGGCGGCGTCACAGGCCCAAGCCTTCTATCAGGCCATCTCTGCCGGGGCAGGGGATGCGGCACAGGCAACGGAATTGCTTACGGTCGCAAACCGTACCGCCATCGGTGGCATCACTCAGGTCACGGTCGCGGTCGATATCCTGACCACGGCGACAAACGCATATGCCGCCAGTGGCCTCACGGCTTCGGACGCGGCCGATACGCTGTTCGTCGGCATGAGGGCAGGCAAGACCACAATTGACGAGCTGGCGAGCACGCTGGGCCGGGTTATTCCCCAGGCTACGGCTGTGGGTCTGAGCTTTGATGAGATCGTCGCTGCCACGGCCGCCCTGACCACTCAGGGGCAGTCGACCGAAATGGCCGTCACTGGCCTGTCGGGCATCATGACGCAACTGCTCAAGCCTTCTTCTCAGGCCGTCGATCTGGCCAAAGAGCTGGGCATCGAGTTCAGCGCTACGGCTGCACAGACCATGGGCCTTGCCGGGTTCATGGAATATCTGGTCGAGGCGACCGGGGGCAGCCAAGAAGCGCTTGCCATGCTGTTCGGATCGACCGAGGCCCTGCGGGCGGTGTTCTCGCTTGCGGGTCAGGGCGGCGAGAAGTTCAACGACATCCTTGGCGATATGGAGGAACGGGCAGGGGCGGCAGACGAAGCGTTCAACCGGGTTTCGGAATCGCTCGATCAGCGGCTCAATGTCGTCATGGCCCGCTTTGGCGATCATGCCTTGGGTGCTGGGCAAGTGTTGCTGTCCGTCATGGTCCCTGCCTTGGAACTGCTTGCCGGTGCAGCCGACATTCTGGCCGCCAATATGGATCGCCTTGTTTCGTATCTTGGTGTTGCCGCGGTAGCTGGGGCCATCGCCTTCCGTGGTGCGATCGCAGCGGCAGCGGCTGCCACCTGGGGCTTCGTCTCGGCACTGGTCGCAACCCGTGCAGCGTTGATCCGAACCGGGCTAGGCGCCCTTGTCGTGGTTCTCGGTGAGCTGGTCTATCAGCTTTGGGAGGCCATCGACCGCGCCGGCGGATTCGGCAATGCCATGCAGGCAGCGGGACGCACAGCGAACCGCGCCATCGAGAGCATCAAGAACGGCGCGACGGCAATGGATCGGGCCCTGCGCGGTGTTGCCTTTAGCGTCGAGGCGGCATTTCGCACGGCATGGGGCAACATTCTCATTGGTTTTGAGAACATGATGGCCGCGATCACCGGTCAGGCTCCCGATACATTCGGCGCCATAGCGTCTCCCGGCAATCTCCAGCTTAGTGAGGCTGATCGCGCACGGGTATCGGCAGATCGAGAGTTCGGCTATGCAAGCCATTTCTGGGATTTGGCGATGAACGGCACGCCTGAGCCCAACGTGCCGGGTACACCGGGCGGTCGTGGTCGTGGCGGGGGTCTCGACACTGACAACATGCCCGACATTCCAGCGATGACCCAAGACCTCGAAATGCTTGGCGGCGCGCTTGAGGCGGCCAACGACAATCTTGATGAGTTTGCCGAGGCGCTTGCCCTTGTGGATGGCCAGAAAAGCCCATTCGAGCAGCTTGCCAATGATATGGCCGTGCTGGATGAGGCTTTGGCCGCCGGTGCCATATCGTGGGAGCAATACGGGGCAGCGGCTTTCCGGGCCAACGCCACGGCTGCGAGCTCGGTCCTCGGTCTTGCGGGCGGCCTGACGAGCGCCCTGAGCCATATGTTCCAGGACAATAAGGCCTTTGCCATCGCCAACGCGGTGGTTTCGACTGCCGAGGCGGTGATGAAAGCCCTGGCCACCTATGGCCCAACGCCATGGGGCTTTGCCGCCGCTGGTGTGGCCGCTGCCACGGGCGCGGCCCAGATCGCGGCTATCGCCAGTGCCCAGAAGGGCAGCGCAAGTGAGCCCGGTGTGAAAGGCTCTGCCGTGTCGCAGGCTTCCCAGCCGCAACAGACGCAAAGCACCACCCAGATCAATCTCACCCTTGGCGGCAATGGCCGCTATTCGAGGGATGACGTCAGGGATTTGCTTGAGCAGATGACAAACGAGCTAAGCGATGGCGTCGGGACCAAATTCAAACTGGCGGTGAACCAATGATCGTTCTTTCCCGGTCGCTGGTTCTCAGCCCGACCAGCGCCGTTAATCTATCCGCGCCTGTCATCCTGTGGGATTCGATTGCGGACGTTGCATCGATTACGGCCAGTTCGGAGGATGATGCATATCCTGCCAGCAACCTTGCGACCGAATCCACCATCGAAGTGTGGAAGGCAGAGGCCACGGGCGAGGTCACCATCGAGGTCAACACCGGGGGCCAAATCATTGATGCGGTCGGGTTTGCCCGGTCCAACTTCGGCACTGCCGGAGCGATGATCATGGTCGAGGCTCTTATCGATGCGGTTTGGGTAGAGGTGATCGAGGAATTCATTCCCGCCGACAACTCGCCGCTGTTGATGAGGTTTGAGCCTGCCAACGTCACGACGCTGCGGGTGACCATCACGTCGCCGACAGTCGTGGCCTCGGCCGCTGTCATGTTCGTGGGCAAGCTTCTCGTTTTCCCCCACGGGATATCGGCAGGGCATGTCCCTCTCGATCATGCGCGCGAAACTCAGGTGGTCAATGGAACGTCAGAGGCAGGTAACTTCCTCGGGCGCATCGTGACGGGCCAGTCGGCCCAGACCAGCGCGCAGTTCAACAACCTGCCGGCGGACTGGTTCTACGATGAGATGAGTGAGTTTGTTCAACGCGGGGCATCAGGGGCGTTCTTCTTTGCCTGGCTGCCCAAGAGCAGACCCCAGAGCGTTGGGTATAGCTGGCTGACCGCCGACCCGCAGCCCAACGAAGGATCGATCTATGTCGATGTCGTGCTGAACTACGGCGGCATGGTCCGCTAGCCGCACCGTATCGATGGATTTACCAACGCCGCCTTTCGGGGCGGCTTTTTTGTGAGCCGCTATGACTGCCCAACGCGCGATAACCCTAGTCGAGATCGACATTCCCTATTGCACGCTGAGCTATGGCGTTGCGCCATGCACCGCCGTGCTGGGCGTCGATAGCGAAGTCAAATGCTGGAACACATTTTCGACATGTGCGAAACGCGAGGACTTTGACGAGGGCGCCGTTACGCTGCGGTTCGCCAAGGCAGCCACCTATCTCGATGAGAGCGGCATTGATGCCATTCCATCGATCATAGATGCCCGCTACGAGCCCGCTGAGCTGTCTTTGGGGGAGCCGAGCCTTGGGGTGCGGGCCAAGCTGTCCGTGACGCTCTCCGACCATCCCTACGGCGATACGGGGGAAGGTTTCGACAAGTATCGCACCGAACGGACATATGACCCGGCAAAGACGGGCACATTCTGGGGCAAATTCCGCGCCCGGCATCCGGTTCTCAAGGGCCGCCCCATCCGCCTCATTCGCGGCTTTGTGGGTCAAACACTGGAGGAAATGGAAACCCGGCACCTGTTTGTCGATTCGACGGACACGGATGAGGATGGGCGGTTCACAATCACCGGCAAGGACGTGATCAAGTTGGCCGATGGCGACCGTGCCCTGGCTCCCACACCTTCGAAGGGCTATCTCGTTGCCGACATCACCGCCGGGGCAACATCGGCAACGCTGGCGCCGTCTGGCATAGGCAATGCTGAATATCCGTCATCGGGTCATCTGGCGATCGGTGGCAGCGAGATTGTCGCCTTCACACGGTCGGGTGACACCCTGACCTTAACGCGGGGTCAGTTCGGGACCGAGGCGCAGTCCCATAGCGCTCAGGACCGGGCCCAGGTCTGCCTCTATTATCAGGGCGTCGACCCAGCGGACATCATCGAAGATCTGTTCACGACCTACGCCAACATTCCTGACGCTCAAATCCCGCTGGCGGACTGGAAGGACGAAACCGCGGCATATCTGCGCCGGGTCTATACCGCGATGATCGCCGAGCCGACCCCGGTTCGCGATCTGGTGTCCGAACTGGTCGAGCAGGCCGCATTGGTCCTGATCCCGGATGACATCACCCAGACCATCCGGCTCCAGGTGCTGCGGACCATCAACACCGATGCCGCGATCTGGAGCGAGGAGAACATTGGCAAGGGTACGCTGCGGATCAAGGATCAGCCCGCAAAGCGCATCACGAACTGCATCACGTATTACGGGCTCATCAACCCGCTTGAGAACGTCGATGACCCCAAGAACTATCGCTCGATCGAGGCCTACGACGCGACCGACTTTGACGTTGAGAACCAGCCCACCATCAAGCGCATATTCTCGCGCTGGATACCGGCCTTTGGGCGCACCGTTGCCGAACGGCTCAACCTGATCCAGATCGGGCGGTATCAGTCCGCGCCTCGCGCGTTCTCTTTCGACGTGTTCCGCGACCGCGATCCCCAGCTTGGCACAGGCTACCTGATGTCTTCATGGCCGATGCAGTTGGCCAGCGGAGAGCGCGATCAGGTGCCGATGCAGATCACGCGCATGCGTCCCGGCGATGCGTGGCTTTCGCTTGAAGGTGAGGAGGTGCGCTTTCTCGACCTTGATGAGCAGGATCTGACGAACCGCGTCATCATCATCGATGGCAGCGCGAACAACATCAATCTGCGCAGCATTCACGACAGCCTGTTTCCGCCACTGACAGAAGGCGATGAGATCACCTTCATCGTCAATTCGGGGGTTGTGGTCGGGTCCACCAGCACCGGCAGTCCCGCTATGCACGTCGGCACTTGGCCAGCAGGGTTTGTTCCGCTCGTTCAGGTGCGCGGGAGAATACAGGGCCGCGCCGGTAACGGCGGGCGGGGCGGTCAGAACGGCGGTAACGGTGCATCAGGTGGTGCAGGCGGGCGTGCGCTCTACACCCGCTCTCCGATTACCCTAGAGCTTCTATCGGGCGCCCAGATTTGGGGCGGCGGCGGCGGTGGCGGCGGTGGTGGTTCGCGGTTCGGCGCCAGAGGCGGCGGCGGTGGTGGCGGCGGCGCGGGCACACTGCCGGGATCGGGCGGGGCCGGAGGGTCGGGGCAGCAGAGCGGTCAGCCAGGCAAGCCGGGCACAGCAACCGCTGGCGGGGCGGGTGGTGCTGGCGCCTACTCAGCAGGCGACGGTCGCGCTGGTGGCGGGCCGGGCCAGTCGGGTACGGCAGGTCAGGCGGGTTACGGAACAAGCGGCGGCGCTGGCGGTGCTGCAGGATCGGCCATCGATGGCGTGTCTTACATCACAATAACGGGTTCGGGCGACCTTCGCGGGCCCCAGGTCAACTAGGAATTAATCCATGACATTGGCAAGATATACCGGAACCGTGCAGGACGCGGCGGGCAACGCTGTGGCTGGTTGTGAGATCGAGGTGCGCAGCGAAAGCACCGGACTTCTGGCGGTCCTTTATTCTGACAGGGACGGGCTCAATCAGATCAGCAATCGGTTCACGGCTCCAGACGCGACGTTTTCGTTCCACACCACGGGCGGGGCTTACCGAGTCACGGCGACTAAGGCCGGGTTCTCGGCAGAATGGCGCTTTGTGGCCATAGGGACGATGCAGGAACAGGATGTCGAGGGCATTGTGTTCAGCCTGCAGGCGGGCATTGTTCCGGCCCTGACACGGGCCGAACTGGAGCTTTACATCCCGCCCGTGCCAGAGGAAGGCGAAGCTCTCCCCCGCGCCGGGGTGGTCTATGCCGATCCAGTCGCGTCGAACAACGGGTATTGGGTCTATAGCTTTGCTGATGAGGAATGGAAGTGGGCACGGCCCCTGTCCGATACGCTGGCAAGGCTGACGATTGTTGGCGGGGATGAAAACGCCATTGTTGCGACGGCTTCGCCAGGCGTTGATCCTGCATCGGTGATTGCGTTCTTCATCGACCCTTCGACGCCCAACACCGGCCTGGTGACGATCTCGATCAATGGCGATGATCCGGTTTCGGCCTATGATTACACTGGGGCTGAATTTCCCGCTGGGGCGTTTTCTAACCGCCTGTTCCTAACGCGCGAGGCGGATGGATCTCTGCAGTCGGTAATGCCGGCTGACATCGTTGCGCAGGCCGCCGCCAAGCTGGAAGAATTCCTGTCCCATTTCCTTGGCAACTTCGCTGACGATACGGCTGCCGCAACGGCCGCCGGAACGCCAGTCGAGGGCCAGTTCTACTGGAACACCACGAGCAAGATCTATCGGTATTTTGATGGATCAACATGGCAGCCCTTCCCGTACGCGGCACTCGATGACGGGTCCGTTACCGAGCCCAAGCTTGCAAACGCTGTGGCCCTATCCCTCGCCAATGTGCAGCCGACGCGTGCTGGTATAGCCGCGCTTGATACCACACGCTACAACGTCGCCTATCTGGCAGAGTCGGGGCGGGCGGGAGCGTTCCTTTGGAACCCGAGCGATCTTTCGGCAAGGCTGTCGCCGTCCTCGCTGACGACGACCAGTGTTGACGATGCGGGAGACGTTCTCACGCTCGCAGATCACGGGTTACGCACTGGCGACGGCCTATATCCAACCACGACAGCAGATGGTCTGACAGCAGAAACGATCTATCGAGTTATCGCGCAGGAAACAGATGCCGTATACTTCTATAATCAGACTGCGGCGTTTACGGTAGGTCAGACGCTGACAGGCGGCACTTCGGGCGCGACGGCGACCATTGACAAGATCGATGATCGCGGGACGTGGGGCCTTCTTTATCTGAGCAATTTGACTGGCGCGTATGTCGTTGATGAGACGATTACCGATGGCGCGGGCGGCTCAGCAGACGCACAGAAGGTCAACGCCACCGAATACGACCCCGACCGTTTTCAAGAGGCATTGAACGCGACTGATGCCTTTGCGGGAACCGCCGTCAATCTCACAGGAACAACGAACCTCACCTTCAACAAGCATATTGACCCTGGAGAAGGTGTTTACATCATTCCAGATGGTTCTGCCATTGACGGATCGCAAGGCGCGTGGGTTCGTCAGCACGATGGCCCTCACGACATACGCTGGTGGGGCGGAAAGTCAGACAGCGGCACGACAAACAACGCTATTGCGCTCCACGATGCTCAGGCAGCGCTCCCGTCCGAAGGGGGCAGTATTTACGTCCCCGGCGCTTCAGGGTTTTACCAACTGAATAACAACTTCTACCTCAAGAGCCATAACTGGTTGGTTGGCGAGGGCGTTGCTTCGTTCCTAAAGGGCAACGGTGCGGGCGTTGTGGTTGATGCTGTCTCTTTCCCAGAGATACGCACCTTGTGGGGCATCGATAAGATCAGGGTTGACCGCGCCGGGGCGGTTGGGCCTGCCGTATTCCTGAGGGGCAAGGCTGTAAGCGGCCATGCGCCTGTTCGTGGTGTCATCCGCGACTTGACAATCCGCGCATCTACCGGCGATGGGCTGGTCTCTGAGGGGTCATATCTTGTCGATATGTATAACCCCAATATTCACGATTTGACCAACGGCATTGGGCTGAAGCTCACGCAAGACCCTAATGCATCTTTGGGCGCCTATGCATGGAAGGTGTACGGCGGCGAAATCGCCTGGTGCAATATAGGCGTTTTTATCTACCGCGCATTTGGTGTCCATTTTTACGGAACGGCCATTGAGGGCAACCTGACAAGAGGTGCCGATGTCAATGAATTCTCCGATGCGGTCGGGTTCTATGGGTGTTATTTCGAGGCGAACGGCGGCAGCACTGGGCAGGACATCCGCACTCCGCCGCTACAGGTTCGGGCTCCGCGCTCGCTCGTTATTGATGGGTGCAACTTCCAGGACAGCGGAGGGAAAGACCATTCAATTGTACTGAATGCCGGAGAAAACGTCTCCGTCACTAACAATTGGTTCAACGGCTATCCTGTTTCAAAGGTCATGGTTGGCTCTGGTGTTACTGGGTATGAGCGCAACAATCGCGTCGACGCTTCCAGCCCCACCGTGGACACGTACCGCACCGGATTTCGTGCTCCGCTGGATGAACACGTGGTTACTGCGGAAGTTGTTTTTGATTGGCCTTCGATCGCGGCTGGCGGCGCATCATCTTCTACGTTTACAGTTTCCGGGGTCTCCGCAGGAGATATCGTCATCGGATGGTCAACTACGTCGACCGGGATTGTTGGTCTGCAAATGACAGCTGCGGTCGTCGGCACAAATACGGTCCGCGTTAATATTCACAACCCTTCCGGGTCGGCCGTTGACATGAGCAGCGCAACGTTCCGGTTTATTGTGCTGAAACAGGATGAATGGTTGTAGTTTCGGCATCGGCGGTGCCCCTAATGGGGCACCGCGCATACTCCTCAAGCGCGATGAGTGGCGGCAACAGGCCCAATGCTACGAGCGGCCAGCACGTATACGAACACAAGTGCAACAATGGATATGCTGATTGCCAAATCCGCTGATCCGCTCAAAGCGAAAAGCGCGTAAAACATCGCCATCAGCACCACTGAAAGCAACGCTGGGAACGTGGTGTTGAAGATGGGAGAAAGGGGTCTGAGGACGAATATGTAGTAGGCCAAGGGCTGCGCAACTAAAAACAGTGAGGCTGCAAGCAGCGTGATCCGATTGAACGAAGGGCTGCCGAAAGCCAACTCGTAGGCGAGAGGGAAAGCCGCAACCAGGACGGATGCAAAGACCAAATAAGAAGCCCCATAATATCGCAACAACGTGGGCAGTTCCGTATCGCCGAATGCCAGGTGCCGCTGGATCGATGCCTGAAGTTTTGCGAGGGGGACGACGTTTATGAAGCGCCCTGAACTTATCGCGGCCATGAAGATGCGGAATTCGCCAATGGTGGCCGCCGTTGCTCCGGCGTATCCGAGAACGATCGTTGTGAGGCCGGTTATGCATATTGTGGGCAGACGAAACGATAACCCGCCTGCGAGTGTTCCAAAAGAGGGCCGGTCCCACCGAAACGACACCCTGCGCTGAGTCAGTAGAATGCCGCCTACAATCGTGGACGCCAAGGCAAAGCCAGCCAAGTTGGCAGCAATAATGGCTCCTTCGATATCCAGATAGACCATGGACACGAATGTCACGAGATAAGCCGCAAGGGAGGTGTATCGGGCAACTGCTGCGAGTTTCACATCTTTCAAGGCAAACGCGGCCGCGCCAATGAGAGAGTAGAGGGCGTAAAATATGGCGACGAAGATCAGCAGAATGATATCGAAGTCGCCTATCGTTGCCGCGACGGCGATTGTCATTAACACGCCTGTTTGAAGAGCGATATTCGAGAGATTGATGTTGGCTGTTTCGCCGTCGGTGCTTGAGTTCAAGTCAGCCTGATAGGATGGTTCCAGAAGCGCCTGGGCAAAGAACACCGGCGCCAAAAACAGCATCTGCGCACCGAATGCCGCAACGCCGATAATGAACGGGGCCACGAATGACTGAAACATCATCAGGGCAATGTTGCCAAACTGAAAGTGAATCGATGGGCTTCTAACTGCCCTGATCAGAAGCGATAGAAGTTTTTTCATTATGACCCCCCGAAAAGTTACACTGAGCGAGACCGAGCGTTAAGAATATTGCGACAGCGCTTTGCGTTATCACGAAGCATATCTGCACAAAACTGGCAAACGCCAGTGCGACAATCATCTTTTTCGTGCTGACTTGTCGCTCTGTAGGGTGGGCAACGCACTCGCAGCAGCTAGCCCGATGAACACCATGGGGTCGTCGATCAACCCTTGGTGCAGAACCGCCATGCCGATAAGTGCGCCACGGTAGGCTAGCAGCCCGATAAAAAATACCCGCGTTTCCGGATCAGAAGGACGCAGGGCTGATCGTATGTGATGAGGGATGCCATAAAAAGCCAGCAACAGAATTATCGCAAGCCCGAGGACATATCCGTGTCGATAGATGATCATCACATAGGTAATGTGCGGAGCACGGACGATGCGCTCCACTCCACTGGGCGTAGTGACTGTCTGTCGTGTGCCTGCGCCAATCCCGAAAAGCGCCGACTGCCAGCTTGAATTCGTAAGGGCGAGAAAGTACTCGGCCTCTGCCAAACGTGTTCCCAAGCCAGCCGCGTTAGAGGCGATAGCGGCCTCCCAACGACTGTGGGCTTCGGTCGCGTCGGTGAAAGTGGAAGGATCTTCCCCGCCAACGCCGGTGTCGGACGCTGTGCCATATTCGTAATCTGGCGTAGACGGCAGCGCTTCATCTTCAAATACGGCGCTCGCATCCAATCGACCAAACCCCGGCATGGAGACAACCATAGGAATCAAGGCTATAATTATCACGAAGGCGCTTATCGCTCCGAGTGTGATGCTTCTAGGCGTGTGCCGGAAGATTCCTGCTAAGGCAAAAAGTCCGCAAATTCCCGCAGCCAGGATTGTCCCGGCCACCACGGAACGCGTAAGCCCGAGCGAGAAGATTGCCACCACGGCAAGTAGGGCAGCAGCGAGAGCACCCAGTTGGCGTCTTCGGCAATAGAGGGTGAGTGGAATCAGGAGAGCAGGGAGAAACACTTCCCACTGAATCCCGTACCGCATTATTCGGTTGGCAATGAGAAGATGAATGACGGTTCGGAGCACAACCCAAACGGCTAGCGAGCTTATGATTGCGGTAAGGATGGTCCGGATGGGGAGCGTTCGGAACATCAGCAAGCCAAAGAGCAGATAGCCCACGGGCAATGCGTACCGAACCGCATCGGCTATCATGTCGATCCCGAAATTGCCGTTGATGATTCCGATGATGAAATACGGCGATATTAGAAGGAACCAGAGGGCAGCGAGCCAGTTGAACTGCCTAAGCATAGGTCGGGCGACTGGCAACCACACAGCGCCTTGTGCAAGAACCCACACCGCAAACGCGAGGCGCATGAACTCACGGCGCTGGTCCGGGTCCATATAGACGCGCAGGTCGTACCAGCCGATTTTAGAGAAAAGAACGAAACAGAACGTCCAGAATACGGCGGTCGCGAAACGCGCGTTCATCGATGAAGTCTTTCCTTCTCAGCCCCAGTGGCACCTAAACCGCGTCCAACACAGAATTGCAACCCGCCCCGCCATAGAGCGGGGCTTTTTCATATCCATCCACAGGTGAACCAGTGAACTTCGTTGGAACGGGGCACGGCCTTGCGCAGGGCGACGTTGGCACCTGCACACCCTGACCATCAAACATCGATAAGGAGGCCGTGATGGCCCGAGAGAACTTCGCTTCGGCGTTGACGGAGGTGCTTGCCCATGAGGGTGGGTATGTGAACAATCCTGCCGATCCGGGTGGCCCAACCAATCTCGGCGTCACGCTGGGAACGGCCAAGCGGCTGGGAATTGACGTAGATGGCGACGGCGACACCGACATCATCGACATAAAGCTGCTCCAGCCTGTCGATGCGGCCAAGGTCTATCGAGCAGAATACTGGAACAAGGTGCGCGGCGATGATCTGCCGTCCGGGCTCGATTTTGCCGTGTTCGACTTTGCCGTGAACTCAGGACCGGGCAGGGCAGCGAAATATCTCCAGGCACTGGTTGGCGTTGCTCAGGACGGTTCCATTGGTCCGAAGACCCTGGCAGCGGTCGCGGCATACGACCCCGCCAAGCTTATCGACCGGCTCTGTGATCGCCGCATGACCTTCCTGCGCAATCTCTCACACTGGTCCACGTTCGGCAAAGGCTGGACCCGCCGAGTGGAAGGCGTGCGCGCCGTTGCCAAGCAGATGGCGGCCCAAGCGCCAGAGATGCCCACGCAGCCGCAAAAGCCCGTTCCGTCGCCGCAAGCACCCGAAACGGGCAAACCCCACTCTCCGATCAAATCTGGCGGTCTTGTCGCCATCCTCGTAGGGGCCGCCGCTTTGGTGGCCTTCTTTATTTTCGGTCGCTGAAAGGAAAGCACCATGTCTATCATCTTTCGCATCCTCTCCATGTTCGGCCCTCTGACAGCGGCCAAGTTCTGGTTCTCCATCGTCATGGCCGGGGTTCACTTCGTCCGCCTGTATTTCGGCATCGATCTTGGGCTTGATGAGGGAACCGCACTCACCATCATCAACGGCATCTGGGCCGCTGGGGTTTGGGCTATCGGTAACAAGAAGCCTTCCATCCCGGTCCTGACCGAAGCCGAGGCTCGGGCACGCACCGGCTATTACGGCGAGATCGAAACCCGCAACCGCTGACAACCACCGGCGTCCGGTAGAACCGGGCGCCTACCAAGGGCATTTGACTATAGGGGCTCCCGTGGCAGATCAGGACAATGACATGAATGTCTCCGCTCCAAAATTCCAATGGGTTTGGAACCTCAACACCATCACCGTGCTGATCGGCTTTGCCGCTGGTTTCGTAGCGTGGGGCTACACCATCTCGGAAATGCAGACCGGACGAGCGCAGAACGCTGCCAATATCGTACGGCTGGAAACGCGGGTGGGCAGTCTCGAAGCCTCGACGCGTATGATCGACAACCACGAGTTGCGCATCGGCGTGATCGAAGCCCAGATCAGGGATACGTCGGACGCGATGCGATCTCTGGAAACCACGCTCAACTCATTGGCGGCCGACCTCCGCGTCACTCGGGAAATACTCGAGCGCCTTGAACGATCACAGACCGCCAGCATCGATCCTCAATGATTATCTGCCCGAAATGCTCCAAGCCCGTGGACTGGCGGCCCCACAAGATATCCGGGCGTCTCGTTCTCACCTTCGCCTGTTGTGGCGCGGGGCAGACCGCCGAGGCCGATTTCGTCGTGACAGAGATTCGTGAGGGCCTGCGCCTCATTCGTCCGGCTGACTGATCTCCATATCGGCCCGTCGCAGGTTCTGGGCCAATGAGAGCAGGGCGGCATAAACCGTCTCTCTGTCCCATCCCGCCTTTATGGCTGCGTCGATCGCCTGCCTGATGTCAGGCTCCATGGCCTCCTCGCAAGCCAGCACATCATCCATTCCCGCCTCCTATGTCCCGCCATGCGGATTTCTCCCCGTGGCCTTACGGTCAAATTCTGCCATGTCATCGGTCCATCTGTGAATAGCGGCGTAGACCGCTTCTGGTTCCCATCCGGCCTTGAACGCCGTGCTGCATATATGGGCCAATGATCCCGCTATGGCATCGAGGCACGCATCTGGCAGGGCTTCCGCATCCGCATCCTCTGGCGGGGGCTGTATCGTCATGTTGGCGATAAAGCTCTCCCGCTCATCCTCCAGCACCAGCAGTTTCCCGACGGCTTCTTTCACGAGCTTGCGCAGCGCAACATAGTCCTGCCATGCCTCCGGGGTGGCCTTGCGATGCTCCTCGGCCTTCCTGCGGGCCAGCTCGAGCTTTGTCACGAACTCGCTGGGCACTCTGTTGCCGATGGTCCATAGGCGATCTTCTGGCAT